GGCCTTCGTCGCGACCACTCCGGCCAACGCGTCAAGGTCCGCGTCACTGGCCTTCGTCGCGACCACTCCGGCCAACGCGTCAAGGTCCGCGTCACTGGCCTTCGTCGCGAGCGCTGCCGCGATGGTGGAATCTGCCAGAATCTCAGCCCCAGTGACGTCTCCGATCTGACCAACAACCGACGTCACAGCGAATACCGGGGCTGGGTATACCGGCTGTGATGGGTCGACAGATGAGGGGACGTCCGCTATGTCGATCGTGGTGAGGGTATGGGGTAGTTGCAGGATCCATACCCGTTGTGGGTTTCCATCAATCCGTTCGGTGACGTCGTAGTGCCAGCCAACCGGGATAGTGTCCGGGTCGTCGGTAGCGATCAACGTTACCGAGAACGATCCGGTGACGTCGAGGTCGATACGTTGCTGGCGGAGTTTGACGATTGCGTCGTATACGGGGTCTCGGAGTGTGGCCACCGATGGTGTGAAGATTAGCGATCCGTCTGCTGGTATCCCATCGTCGGTGAGGTACGTGCCAGTAACCGTGACCAGGGAGACGTCGATGGGGAGTGCCATAGCTTCTCCTCCCACCGGGCCGGCCCCACACCATTGGGGCCGGCCCTGGGTACGGTCAGGTTGGGAGTACGAGAGCCTGGCAGCCACAGACCGGGGTCGGTGGTGCCAGGTTCACGGGCATGAGTAGGTCATGCGCCGTTGGGGATAGCGCGGTGAACAGGGGTGAGGCGACACCCAGGGCCGTGTTCTGGATGTTGTACGGACCGACCCCCCACTGGTTGCCGTCCCTGGTAATCGCCTCGTTGACGGTGAAGTTGACAGCGTCGTTCTCCACCGTTGGTTTCCCGACGGTTCCCTGGTGGAGCCAGGGCAGGAGGTAGTATCCCCACTTCCGGCCGGACGCCGACGTACACCCGCTACCGGCGATGTTCATCCACAGTTCCAGGGCGACGTTGGCGAGGCCATAGGATGCGCTGTCGGTGGTGAATCCGATCGATGATGGGGTTGGTGTCGCATCGTCGACTACCAGTGGCGATCCGGTCAACAGGTTGATCAGTTCTGGGTCGACCTGGCAGAACTCAATGTTGACCTTGATGCCGTTGAGCAGTTTGGGTGACAGGTAGTAGTAGCACCTGGACCCATCGGCGAGTGTCGGGGAGATCTCGTTCCCGCTCGCCTCGTCCGCCTCGATCTCCATGGATATGAATCCTTTGGACACCACGGTGGAACACGACCCAGCGACCGGCAGACCACAGATGTCCAGTTTAGTTGCCCGGATGACGAGCCCTTGCAAGTAGCTCACGCAGGTTGCCACTACGCGACCTCCTTCCTTTTTCCCGCTCGGCGGGTTGTCGTCCGGGCCGGTTCCGGCTCGGATGGTGTGCTATCCACGGCCGTGACCACGATGGGTGCGGGTCGTCTTCCGGCCGCGATGAGATAGGCCGAGAGGAACCGTTCCGCTATGTCCTCGTCAACGACGAATCCGCCGTGCCCCGTCGCGATTGGCGGATCGTTTGGGCCGGTTATATCCGTGAGCGCTTCGAGGATTTCTCGGGGTGACAGGCCGGGGACATCCTTAATGACAATCATGTCGGGATACCCCAGTTGTAGACTGCGGACGCGGCTACACAGTCGTATGACACGGCGTATTCGCGTTCCGCGATGATGTGGTACTGGTTCGTTGTCTGGTTCAGCAACTGCTGTGGTGGTGACACGAACACGTCCGGTGCGCGCCACACGGTGACGTTTCCAGAGATGTAGATCGTTCCGTCGTCCGCATACCCTCCGCCGAACACCCAGATCGTTCCCATCCGGGTTCGCAACAGCGGCCCGTCCTGAACGATCAGGTCAGCGTCCATCGCGTGCGCCGCGATCCTGGGCGACGCGTGGAGGTAGCCGACGTTCCCATACTGCGCGTCGGCTGGTGCCGGCAACGCGTCGGACCCGTAGAGCCACTGCTCCAACTCACCAACCACATCAGTCAGCGTCACCCCAGGGGCGATTAGTGGAGTCGCCCCAGCGGCGAGGATCGTCGCCATACCGGCCTCGGCAACAGTCTGCTCACCGTTGGCCAACCGGCGACGAACCTTCGTCTCCAACTCCGCCGACGTTTTCCCCGCGCTGCCGCAGACGAGGGACGCGTAGACCACGAACGACTCGCGTGTGATCGGTGTTTCGTTTGGGTCGAACTCCTTCTCACCAGTTCGTTCGTCCGTGTGGCATATGGTTGCGTAGGACCTGGCGAACCCGCATGACACAGGCTCGTACACGATCCCACCGGCCAGCCCATGGGTTGGTAGGTCGATCGGTCCCGCTGTTCTCAACAGCCCGTACCGGAGGCCAAGCGGCTCCGGTGCCGGGACTACCTGTGGTGGAGCGATCACCATGGTCACTCACCTCCCTTTTCGGTTAGACCACGGTCTAACCGTCAGGAGTGCGAGCACACGCACAGGCATCCGGGGTCAACGGACGCGGTGTAGAGCCTCGACAGGGGACACATCTGCAACGCGGCCCAGCCGTCCTCGACAAACATCGCGGTGTACTCGTTTGTGAGGAGTTTGGTCGAGTCGTACACAGTGTCCAAACTTACGACTGGTTGTACCGCCTTGACCCATGTTCCGGCAGGGTAGATCAGGAAGTCGGCTGTGAGGGGAAGCGCGGTGAGCGCGGCAGCGCCACCGGGGCCGGTTGGGACACCGGAGAACGCGTCCTGCCAGTCGTACACGAACCGGGGAACGGCCTTCCGAATCGCGAACCACTCAACGATCTGCGCGTCAGTGACACCGACCATGTCCACGCCCGCCCGGCGAGTGCCAGCGGCGCGGAGTTGGACGAGGACCCACATTGGGAGGACTACCTCGAGTGTTCCGTTGAACGTCATCCGGTTGCGGTATTTCGCGTCCGCGATGGCGAGGTCGACGGCTCCGAGGAGACCGGAAATCGCGTCGTCGCACGTCGCGTCTGTTGGGATGACGGTCGCTGCCCCGGAAGCAGCGACGATTGCCGCGATGAACCCCATGTTGATTTTGTGTGGGAGCGCGATCATGGCCTGCTGGCTGAACCACTGCACAACTTCGGGGTAACCGCGACGTTGTAGCAGCGATCCGGTGAGGCAGAAGTAGTCCACGCCCAGGCGGACGTCCGTGAATCCGGGGCATGGGATGTCGTAGCAGTACTTGCTTGGGGACTCCGCGATCACCTGTGCCTCGGTGAGGTGCGTGGTTCCCGAGTTCCCGATGCCGGACCACACGGTTGAGAAGTTGGGGCCGCCCCCGGTTGGGATCTGCCAGCCGCCACGCTCGGTCTGGAGTTCCGGGACGTCAAGGATCCCATCAAGTGACGCCAATTCACACAAACTGTCATAAATTGGCTCTGACGGCGCACACCACCCAGCCGCACCTGTGATAGGCCGGCCGGACTTCACAGACTGCCGGAACGACTCGACAAGGGACCCTCCGGGGAGCCGACGTTCCGACGCGGCGAACTGCGCGATTGGGAAACCGTCCGCGCCTTCATTGACCCGCAATTCCTTCGGGAACTGGCGACGGAACTCAACCCCACCGTGACGGGTGAACTGCCGCATCTCGAACCGGGCGGTCCCATCATCGGCGATGACCATCGTGTTGACGTCGACACCCTTGCGAACGATCGAGGCCCCCGAGTCGCGGACACGCGGGTACCGGTCCACCTGGTAGGCCAGGGCCTTGACAGCGTCACCGAACCCGTTGAGTTCCTGGCCAGTGGAGAACCGGCCGGGGACATCAGCGGACGCGTGCATGGTGACGGTCGGCCAGATGAGGTTGTCTGGGAGGTTGGTGGTTCCGGTGCGACGGGCCGCGATGTCGCGGACGGCCGGGCTACGGGTCTTCGCGGCTGCCGTGACGGGGTCTTCGTCGGTGGTGGTTTCTTCTGGTTCCTCCACCGTTGGTGAAACGGGCGCTGGTGTTGTGGTGGTGTCGATGTCCGCCGCGAGCGCGCGGGTTTCCGTCCGGATTGACAATGTTTCGGTGACGGTTCGGGCGAGGTCGCGGCACGCGGTGAGCGCGTCAATGATTTCGCGGCTCGGGGTGACCCCGGAGAACGTTCCGGCGTATTCGCGGACACTGGTGAGTAGTGCGGTCAGGTCGTCGTCGGTCGCGGCGGAGAGGTCCGTCGGAACGGAGAACGGGAATTCGTGTCCCATGGTTGTCTGCCTTCGCAGTGCGAAAAACGCCCGGCCGGACCGTAGCGGCACCGGTGCGTCGCGAAGAGGCTGCTCGTACCCGGCCGGACCGTGGCGACACCGGGGAGTTGCCCTCTGCTGTGAAGGTATCACGATCTTGATGGTTGGTCATCACGCCCCGTGTTCTGTCGTATTGATCAGAACGAAGTTGTATTTTCTGATCGGCCAACATATCCTGATGGCATGGCACACCACGTTCCAAACCGGCGAGGTCTCGATGATGCTGAAATCAGCGAGCTAGACGACATCATGTCCGAATACAACACGGCCAGGGAGCAGGCGCGCAACGCGCTCATCGAGGCTCAGGCTTCCTACCAGGCTATTGTCAGTAGTGCGGCGGACAATCGCGACGATCGGATTCTAGACATCGTCAACGCTGCCAGTGGCCGTGGAACACAAGCGAGGATCGTCGAACACCTCGGCATGAACCCGTCATATCTGTCGATCAGGCTGCGGAAGGCCCGCGCGCGTACACCCGCCAACGACGAAAGCGTCACCCCCGGGCCAAAGCCCCTTCGGGATGACGCTTCCTCGTCAACACTTCCGCCGACGCAGAGGCGGTAGGAGCGCCGCGAAACACTCACCACGAACATCATACCTGTGTGAACAACATTCCGATAGAGGTCAATATTTAGGCCCGTCCCCGACGGAAACCGGGAACGGGCCGGAACCGAACCGAGTAGGTCCACAACACGCACACGGATCATACCTTGTTCGGTTCCATGAACACAAAGGGGAGCCGGGAATGGCCACATCCGACATCGAGATCGGCATCAGTGTCGAGTCCCTCGCCGACCACTTCCTAATATCCCCGAACGCCCTCCACCGTGGTGAGGGCGAATACGCAACACTCACCCTCCACGAACGCGGCATGCTCTCCGCGCTCCTTACCCTCCGCCCTGGAAACGGACAGCAATGGAGCACATCCAGGAGTGGAGTCAATGACCTAGCCCCAGAATTGGGACGCGACAAGATCTCATCAATTCTCAAAGGGTTGAGCGATAAGCGGTACCTCTACAAACGCCGTGTCAACATGGGGGCCGGCCGGTTCCGGTGGGAGTGGCGCGTGTTCATGAAGGCCCGACCCGAGGGATACGACCCGTTCACCAACGACATCCCAACCATCGACGGAACCACCGTCGATGGTGAATACGTCAATGGGCGTGACGTGCTCGAACACGGTGTTTCCGCAGGTCGCACCATCGACGGCTCCATAGGGCCTAACCAGCCGTCGTTAAAAGAAGTACCTCTTTTAAGAAGTACCAAGAAGAAAAACCCCCCCACCCCCCACACAACGGCACCAGCTATCGTTGCCGGCCCAACAAATATGGGGGAGGAGGAGGAAACCAACGACGAAACCACGGCGATAACGGCAGCGATCCGCCATCAACCCACATGGCGCCCGGTTGCCGTACGTGCAGCGGTTCGACAGGCCATCGCCGAGGGGCTTCCAGACCCGGTCGCCTATCGGGTCATCGTTGACCTCGCCAAGGGCGACACCTACGGACCAACAACGGCCGGCCCACAACGCATCATCGCTCGCGGCCCCTGGTGGATCTCTGGCGCGGTTTTCGTGCCAGCACCAACCAAGGACATCAAGAACGACTGCGAACGCCACACTGGGCAACCATCCCACAACTGCGCATGCTGCGCCGGAGAACGTATCGCAGCAGCAGCAGCAACAACACCCAGAGAACCAGCAGCACAGCCGACCAAGAGGTCAGAAGAGACCGCCAAGCTTCTCTCTGAGATGAGCGGATACAAGTTCGGCGCTAAGGAGATGGCGGCATGACTATCACCCACTACTCCGATGGGTACCGCACGGTGGACACGTCGAAGCGGGTGCGCGTGCGGCTCTTCGGAAACGCTGTTACCCCACCGGCAGCCGAGGTAATCACATCCGCGCTCGTCGAATGTCTGACGGGCGAAGACCTACCACGGAATGTGGCTGCATGAGCGACACCTATGACCGGTGCGTCACCGGCATGTACGACGACCCCGATCTAACCGGAGACCTACTCATCATCGGCCTCTACTGGGCGCGCGCCGTCCACCTCGGCACACCATCCCTCGACGACATCGGCCGCTCAACAGCTAAAGCGATCTACGGAAGGGCAGCCCATAGCACACACCTCGCCACCAGTAGCAGTAACAACTACCAGCGCATCTCAGCCGCCGGAACGCAGCGAGTCTGGGACGTCGTCCGCTCAGATATTCGTAGATACATACCAGACACTAGCCGGGCCGCCAGATGCCAACGCCCAATCCGGAGCACACCGGAGCAGGTGAAGGAGTTCGGCGAGTCCTGCGGTCGCCTAACCAGTGGGGAGGCATTCCGGCCACGGTTCGTTGATCCGGTCAATGGAATCAGGTACAGCATCGGCTGCTGCTCGACGCCACGCTGTGTTGCCTGGTGGAATGAACTACTCGCTAGGAATCGCGCCGAGGCGGAAGCCAATTGCCCGCCGGAGCCATTCGCGAACAGTGGCGGAATCCTGGCTAGGCATCTGCCAGACCTCGACTGGGAGCTGATCTACCAAGCGCTCGATCCGACCTGGGTGCCACCGAACGAGGCGGAGCAGTGGCGTCCTCCGACGCTGACGGTTATCGTCGATATCGATCACGAGGATTCCGCCGATGTGCCGCGCCCGGCACTCCGTGTCGTGAAGGGCGGATTGCGATGAGCCACCTACAGATCGTTCCCATCCGCATGTACATCATCGCGCACAGATGTGCGCCGTGTCCGGTGTCGCAGGCCGAGCCGACCGGAGTACGGCCTCGTGAAACTCATCGATCATCACGTCGAGGGACGTCGAGGATCCAGCCCCCATGGCCGCTATTACCTGGCCAACGGCTCTACCCAGGCATAGCACAGCACCACCAGACCGGTTCGACCAGGCGCACACCAACCGGTCCTCCTGCACCACTGACAACGTGTTTTCGTCGAACTCGACCTCAACTCGCACTAACATCAACGTCTCCCATCAGTCGCGCGAACTCGCCCCGGGCCTCCGATACCAACGCGCTCATCGTGGCCGGAGTTGCCGCCTCCCGATACCGATGCCATAGCCGCAACCCGGCCTCTGACCCAACCCCCCTGGATGTCGTACCGCCACGGCGCATCTTTTCTTGCGGGGGATGCCATAGGTGCCACAACGTAGCGGAATGCATAATCGGCGCACCCGCTAGTCGGTGTAGCGCCAACGACCACGACAGGTCCTCCTGGCCATAGCCGAAGAACCTCGGGTCGATGGGAATCTCGTTGAACACGTCGCCCAGGAGGACCACTGCCCCTCCCCCGGCCGAACCAACGTAGGTCTCCTCAACCACTCCGGTCATGTCACATGGCAACGGTCGGGTGAGGTCGATACCACCGTTAATAGCTAGCCACGTTCCCGGCTCCGTCAACCGGTGCACGATCCGAAACGGCATAGCCCACCGGGCCTGCTGACGTCCCCTGTTAGCGGGTCCAACCGCGTCAACTGCTACACCAACACCAACGGGTAGCACGTCAGCGTCTGACACCACTACCACATCATCATCCTGCACGCGGATACCTGCGTTCCGTACCGCGCAGCCCTTCCTCCACGGCCCCCGGTCCTTCGGCCACTCCCCAATCGCAACCGGCCAAGCAGGGTAGTTCTCCGCCCACCACCGGATCACATGGTCAAACGCGCGTTGCCGGTGCCCACACCCACTCCGCCACGGAATCACAATCCATACGGTCACGTCGTCTCCCATTTGAGTTCCAGAAACGGCTGGTCGTGGAACGTGTCGGCCGTGATTCGCGCTTCCATAGGAATCCCGTTATTGATCATATATCGGACAAGGGCGAACACGGTGGTCGACGCGACGTCGAGATTTCCCCGGACGTATTCCAACGGAACACTCCCAACGTCGAGCTGATGTTGTTCCGGTGGAAGCATCAAAACTGCCATCCACCATGTACCTCGAACTCCGGCCCGTCCTTCCAGGCGCGTTCCCGGACGTACCGGTTGACGCGACGTCGCGCTATCCGGGCCGCACGCTTCCGACCGAACACGTCCGTCGTGTCAACCTCCACGTCGCCTAGGCCGTCACCCGAAACGGGAACGAATATCCGAATCCGCCACGTCCACCGGCCGGCCCTGGACACCCGCGCGTACGCCCTGCCGTGCTGGAACGAACCGATATCAAGAATTTCCTGGTGAACCATCACCATCTGTCCCTTCCCATGAGGGTCGCGACGGTCCGCATCCACGCGACGGTTTTTCCGTTTCCCGATGGGTGATAACTTTCGGACACGTTCGCGTGTTCGATCATCATCTTCGCAGACGGTGGCCGTGGTATGACCATCAGACCAGACGGCCGGAGCAACCAGTTCATAGCACGAATGATCATCGATCATCCCACCGACGATATGGTGCCGGATCCCGGATCAAACCGGAGTCGATGGGAGACCGATACCACCAGTGCTTACGCCAAACCTCGGCCAGACCCTCGTCCCCCTCGTTTTCAAGGATCCGGCCGTATGAGCGCCAATGGGCACCCATGTCTTCTGGAAGGCCAACGGTGGCAGCGTATGCCGCAGCGCCCTGACGGGCCTTATCCACGAACTGCTTCGCCGAACGGGCTGGGAAATGCCGTAGTTCAACGACGTCACGGATCGGGAACACGTTGCCCGCGAGGCGAACACCATGGTTGCCCTGCTCGATCACGGCCCCCGGCTCCCACCGGAACACAATTTTTGGGAGGATCCCCGGATCGCGTTGCCGCCATATCATCGACTCAAACGGGCACCCGGCCTCATCGATTGATGATGCGAGGTGGTTGTACAGATCTGCGTGCAACAGTCGGGTGTCCGCGTTGAACGATGCGAGCACATCCCGGATCCGACCGAGACGCGAGTACCAGATCTCGTCGGCATCGAACGGCACGATCCACGTCGCACCACAGCCAGCGGCGCGTTCCGCCAGCGCCGTCATCTTCTCTGACTGGTAGTAGGCCACATCAGGGTCATCAACCACGGTGAGCGGAAGGTCCCGGGATAGTTCGTCAAGGACCTCCCGAGTTCCGTCCGTTGACCCGTTGTCCGCGATGATCAGTTCATCGACCTCACCACTGGTGTGTCGGACAACACCCTCGATCACGTCGATTTCGTTCCGGACCATCGACACACCAAACGTCGTCACCGTGGCCTCCTCGCATCGAACAGGACCGGGTGAACAACATCCCACGGTGGTGCTGTCGGAGTGTCGAACAGGGCTGGGTATGTGGTCTCCGGCAGCCGGGACGTATTGACCGCTACGAGGAGATTCTGCCGATACCAGTTCTCGACCTTGGGGTTGTCCCAGATCATCCACCGGAGCGCACCTGACACCATGTAGTTGTTGGCGTCGAACAGGGCAGCCCAGTGGGTTGTCGGTTGTTCGTTGAGGTGCCCAGCACCACCCTGGCCAGGAATGGCGGCGGAAAACAGGACCACTTCGGATAGCCGGCAGAGATCCTCAACGAACGACTCGGCGCGTCCCGGCGGTAGGTGCTCGGCAACCTCCAAACTCACAGCCAGGTCGAAGTGGCCAATAGTGTTCGGCACCGGTTTGGCCAGATCATGGGTGTAGTAGGGGATGTGTGTTCGGTCCCCGGATATCCACGGTCCGTCGATACCGAGGACGTCACAGCCGACGTCAGCGAACGCACGAGCCCACCAGCCCTCGCCGCAGCCGACGTCAACGACGGTTCGTGGGTTGAAATGGTCGGTGACGAGGGGAACGACGACGGCAGCGGAGGCCTGCACACCAGGTCTAATCGTGTCATAAAACCATTGGTTGTAGGTCACTGGATGTCACCAATCGCCCTACGGATACCCTCATTCAACCCGACCACCGGCCGATAGATTTCCCTCATCCTGGTTGGGTCACCTACCCGCACCATGACCCCAGTTGGCTGGTCCGCAAGATATGTGACCTCGTCATGGTCAACGGTTCGTCCCATGGCCTTTGCCATATGAACCGCCAACTCGCCAAACTCGACACCATTACCACTGCACAGATTGACCGGCAACCGACAGTCCTCGTTGTACACGGCGAGGGCACCGTTGACGACGTCGTCAATGTGGATCCAGTCCCGATACTGGCCACGTGAACCCCACACCGACATGTCTCCGGCCGCTACCCGTTGCAGAACGGCCCGGAACGGATAGGTGAGATCCTGGTCTCCGCCGTAGCCGGAGAACGGACGAAGGACATGGACTCGCAGGCCCTGCCTGGTTGCGGCATTGGCCAACTGCTCGCCGGTGAGTTTCGCCCATCCATATCGGGCGTCCGGTTGCCGGACGTTCACCAGGTCGATCATGTCCTCGTGCAGGGGAATCCATCGCGCCGAACTATCGTCCATGTTGTGGTAGAACGCGGAACTCGGTTCCTGTAGGGCGATCGGGTACGCGGCGGACGACGAGAAGTAGAGCACCGCATGCTGCTGGGTGCGAATCGCCCAGTCGAATAGCTGCGCGTCGAGTTCGAGGTTCAACGCCAGTAGCGACGGATTCCCATCGATCGCGGCGCGTCCGCCGACGTGGTAGGCGCAATGCACCACAAGATCGAACTGGGTTGGCTCATAGTCATTGATACCGAAGACCCGTCGAAGTCGCGCACCATAGCCATGGCCATCTGCCTTGAATAAATCCCGTACATCCCCGTGAAGAAAACCATCGTCGACTGTGGAACCGGGAACGGCGCAGCCACGTCGTTCCCTCTCACGGAGATCAATGCCGACGATATCCCAGCCGCGACGCTCTAACTCATCACACATATGCCGACCCACGAACCCGGACGACCCGGTAACCAAAGCCCTCACCGACGCCCACCTCCCATACTGGCTAGCTGAAAAATGACCTCAGATACCGCCCGTACGACCCCGGTCGCGTGGAGCTGGCGGAATGCGACCTCATCAACCTCGTAGACCTTCGGATCGTTGACACGCTCATATCCGATGTCCATGGCGGCCTTGCCGTTCAGGTAGTGCATGTGCTCGACCACGATGTCTGGTAGGTACCGCAGTTTGCCGACCGGCCTGGCCATATCCCGCCACAGCGTGTCGACGTACATATGCCGTAGCGAAGGGTGGCACATCCACCCCAGCCGCCTTACGATGTCGGCCGACATCGCGCATTGCGTTGGGACAAAATCGAACTGCAACAGGTCGTTGCCATAGACGATTCCGGCACCCATCTGTCGGAGCGCCGTCAGATACGCCGCGTCCCAACCATGGGTTCGTGGCCGGTGGTCGTCACCGAGGAACCCAACGGCGGTCACAGCCGGATTTTCAACGACCCGCAGCGCTGCCTCGTTCAACGCGGCAACCATCCACCCACCCTGGACGACCTCGACTCTACTGACGTCCGGTCGAATACCTGCGACTTCGTGATACAGATCGATCATCGGATCGTCGATGTCAACGGCGAGGACCACCACCGTTGTGTGAATCTGCCGGGTATCGACCACCGCGTTGATGAGGTCGAGTGCCGCGTCCGGGCGGCCCCTAGTTGGAACGATGGCGGTCAGCATTGTCAGTACCCCGTTCCTACACGGTTTTGCCCAATGTGTTCAATCCATACCCCGGAGTCGCGGGATCCCCAATAGGCGTATGTGACCTTGTCACCTGGAACTTCTGGGGTCCCGTAGGTCATGAGGTGATGATGAAAAGTCCCTTCCGAATAGCATCCTGGCCGTGAATCCGGCCATGGCACGCCGAGTAGGGACGTTCGGAATAGTGGACAGTTCGTCGTGAAAAACGCGCGCTGCTCCAACCATTGCCGTCCAGTGTCGTCTCGCATGTCTCGGTACCAGTCCGGGTGCAACTCAACGACGCCACCGGCCGCGATCTCAGCATCGTTCCACGACTGCCGACGTAGAGCCACTTCAGCTATATGTGGTCGTTCGTCGAGCAGACTAGCCATTCCATATAGATCGATGGCGCGACTGAAAACGAAATCCTGCTCGATCAGAAACACGAACCGCGCCGTCGTGTCCTGACGCACCTGCCGCCAAACCTGCTGGTATGCCCCAGCGCACCCTTGACGTGGTCCGCCGTTGATGTGCCAGAACTGTGGGTATTCCCTAGCGATCCGGTCCCGATATCCCAGGTCACCGGTGTCGTCGTACATCCACTTCTCAACGATGGGGCCATCGAGGTTCCACATCGAGTCGACGCAGCGGCGAAGGTATCCGTCACGGCCGTCTCCGATGATGACCACAGCGACCGTTTGTTCTTTCATGATGTCAGATTCGCGAGGACGGCACGAAGGTTTCCATGGTCGATGTCATCGAGGCTGGCTAGTTCTCCTGGCGACAGTGGAGGCACGTCGACATGACTGATCAACGGGTGCACCGGTCGGCAGTCCAGTTCTCTGTCGGAGAGCCGCTGTTCGTGAAGTTTCTCCCCGGGCCGCAGGCCGGTGTAGGTGATGTCGATGTTCACGTTTAGTTCCTTTGCCAACGCCCTGGCTAAGTCGACGATCCGGATTGGCTCACCCATGTCGAGGACGAGCGTTTGTCCTGGACTGCCGATGGATCCGGAGTGGATGGCCAGGGCTACGGCCTCATGAACGGTCATGATGTGCCGTGTCATGTCGGGGTGTGTGATGGTGACCGGAAGGCCAGTAAGAAGTTGGTAGGTGAACGTGTCGATAACAGATCCACGGCTACCCAACACGTTACCGAACCGTACGGACAGGTACCGGAGTGGCGCGTACCAGGCGGTTATACGTTCGCCTATACGTTTAGTCATGCCAAGGACGCATTCGCACGTTGCCGCCTTGTCAGTGGATATGTTGATGAATGTGTCGGCACCAGCCGCAGCCGCTAGTCCGGCCACGTTGACGGTTCCCCACACGTTGGTTTTGACCGCCTCACATGGATATCGCTCCAATAGCGTCTGGTGCTTTAGCGCCGCTGCGTGTAGGACTACGTTGGGGCGTCTAGTTTTCATGATTTCGGCTAGGCTACGCCGGTCGCGGATGTCGGCCAGGATGATATCTGGTGTGTCGAATACTCTACCGGTCATTGATAGTTGGGTGGCGTGTAGTGCTGATTCGTCGCGGTCAATCATGATCAGTTCTGTTGGTGCCGCAGGGCCGGCCCCATGGATTTGGCGACATAGCTCTGCGCCGATCGATCCACCAGCACCGGTGACCATGACCCTTCTACCCGTTAGGTACGATATGTTCGGGTTGGTCTTCCGTGAGGCACGACCCAGCAGAATTTCCTCGTCGATCATAGCAACACCCCTCCCGGGCCTATTCCGTTGGCTGCCTCGATCGCTCGGTGGGTCGCCATCTTGACAGCGTGTGAGACGCCACGGTTGCGGGAGTGTGGTCTGACATGCGCCCGGTAGATTGCCGACCTTGTTGCGACAATCTTCGCCCCTGCCAGGTGGCATCGTAGCCACAGGTCCCAGTCCTCCGACCAGACGAAGTCGCGCCAACCACCCACCTCGCGGACGAGGTGGGTGCGTACGGCAGCGCCAACGACGATCCAGTTCCCGGACTGTAGGCATTCCCCGGTGCACTCGTGGCTATGCCCGTAGACCCTGGGAAACGCCGGTGTAGACGTCGTGTGGCCTCGGTTGACGTACCGGACCATGGGTGCCCTGACATCCCCGAAACCACGGGAATTCATCCCGTCGAGGTATCCGGGTTCGAGTTCGTCATCCGCGTCGAGGTGCACCACCCATGGGGTTGTAACCTGCGCAACCGCGCCGTTCCGCGCTTCGTGCAGCGTATCCGCGTGCACATGAACGACCCTGCACCCCTCGGCTTGAGCTGACGGGATCGCGCGGGTTACGGCAAGGCGTCTCCAATCTTCTTCACCGAACGTGCCGATCACGATCGTCGTCGTATCAGCCGTGATCAGTTGATTCCGCCGTTCTTCTCCCATAGGTGTCTCCTGCGCTGGTAGATACTCCTACCGATTTGCATCCTTCGTCGCTGTTGGAGATAAAGCCCGTCCATCGGCCCTTTCCCCCAGTTTGGATGCATGTGTTCAACATGCGCGTCGATAGCCATAGCCCAGGCGTTTCTGGCCTTCGCCGTGCCTACGAGTTCATCATCGATGTACTCGTGCGGATATCCCGCATGGAATATCATTCCAGGTTCTGGCTGATCAATGGTTCCCAACCGCGCATATTCGCGGGTTACCAGGAAATGCGTCGCGTGTTGCCCAGCAAGGACCCTAGGGTTACCCAGATCGTTCGTGCCGACCACGCCAATACCCGGAGTCAAAGCGGCGATGGCCTCCTCGAACCACCCTGGCCAGAATCGCAAATCATCAGCACCAGTGAAAATTAGCGGTTCGGTTGTACTCATAACACCAGTGTTGATTTTCGTGGCGTAGTCACCAGAATTACGGGAAGGCATTTCGTGGAATTTGCTACCAGACTCGATAACAGCCCGACGAACCTCAGTATCGTTGACAGTTATCATAAACAACACATTTGCTTCCGGTGTCGCCTCACGAATCGACTCCAACACCGGAAGCACCCGATGCGCTCTTCCGAGCATCGGAATTATAATGACTAGGCCAGATCGGGGCGAGGACAATGACCCTCGCCCCGATCTTGATTGATATGGAAACATCACGACGTTGTTGTCTGCTTCGCCACGGTGCCACCGATTCGGGCAGCAGCCAATTTAGCCGCGATCTCCGATGTCTTCGTAGACACAACGGACCCGGAAGCGTCGAATACCTGCCATGTCGTAGCCGACGCGGCATTGGCCTGCTGGTTCGCGACCACCTTGTTACCGCAACACATCAGAACACCTCATCGAGTTCGGCCTGGATACGGACAATGACACCGGCGTTAACCGCGTCTTCGACCTGTCCGAGCAAGTTGTCAACATCATCATCGACGGTAGGGTCCATGGTGTCAGCTGCCGTCACAACGGTCTCGTCTCCACTAACAGGGGCAATCACCGGGCGGAGGTGGGTGGCGAGACGTCCGGCGAGAAGGTCCGCCAACCGCTCGTAATCGATGGTCATCCCACCGGACGACTCGGCGATTGACGGTAGCACCACACCAGCAGCGGTGAGTACCGTAACCTGGCCAGCCGACATCCGGAACCGTGGCAATGGGAACCCAGGCTCCTCACGAGCGAGGGCGAGGATCTCAACGAGTTCCGGCTTCCCCCCGGTCGGTCTCCAGTCCCCTGACACCTTCTTCCGCGACAACGCGGCGAGGTCCTCGACCGTCGCGGATGGGTTAGCGATCCCGGAAACCCACACGGCGTTTAGCCGGGTGTCCTCCCCTGCACGCACCCACGCGACCGTGGACAATCGGTCGTGGTGCGCTATCGCTCCGCCAAGCGACAACTTGAGGCACGCGTGGTCGTCGTTCCTCCCCCCGCACTGCCGGCACGCGCAGCCGAACTTCCCTCCCCCGGTGGTGATCCGGCCGACCGGTATGGGGAACCCCTCCGGCTGGTATCGGTGGAACATGCCATACCCGTCATTGTCGACGGGGGCCGTGGTGCACACCCCGGGCATACCAACATGGCAGGTGTCGTGAGTGGCGACGTGCCCGAACACCCTGCCGTCCTCGGTAACCGTGATCGGTGTGACCTGGTCGAGGTTTGGATTCTCGAACAATGCCGGGTCGTATCCGGTCATCAGTCCGGCAGCGGCTGTGACAGCCGTGAGCACCGCGCTGGTTTCCAACATCATGTCGATCATGCTGTTCGCTTCGTAAGCCGCTAGCCCAGAGACAATCGACGCGGTTTCCTCCGCCCATGGAACAGTGATCGTGTCGTCCTGGAATTCCTCCGCCATCCGTCTGTACAACCCATCGACCACAACCTTCATGGCGTCCTGGTCGGCCTGGGGGATATTAGTTCCACCACGGGCACCCTGCAGAACGCCGGCAACGGCGAATACCGCTCGGGGAACGATCCGTTGAGTTCCATCGATCATGTCCGCGATCTGGAACCCGTATGCTCCCTTGGTCTCCGCGTTCGCCGCGTCGTCCTGGTACAAGAACGCCTGCGCGTACCGGCCCCAATCCGGGTTATCGCCCCCGATTCCGGCATTGTCCGCGACCCGCTTCTCAGCGGCCGTACCATCCCAGGCCATGTCCCGTTCGGCAAGTGGCATATCTGACCAGCCGGTCTTCCGGACGGCCGCTGTGATGGCCTCCTCGACGAACAACTGGAACGGCCGGCATTCGGCGAACGCCGGAATCGACACTAACGTCGCTGCCGCGATCTGGTATTCGGTGAACAGGAGTTCGAGTTCGGCGTCTTCCGACCCCTCTCCCCAGAACAGCTCGTCGAACTGCTCCTCCGTGAGCGCCTCGTCAGAACCCTTAAGCGCGATCACGGCCTCGCAGGATCCCGTGTCAACGGATGGCCCGATGACCTTTTTTCCGAGGAGGTGCATCGACTCGGCAACGTCCTCGTGGAGGCGTGGCATGTCGTTCGGGTTGATGTCATCGAACATCCGTCCGAATCCCCACGCAGCGCGTAGGTCATTCGCGAACTTGGATGGTTTGATGCATTTCGCGTCGATCCATCCAGCGTCGATCGCTTCCGCGACCGTCCCGTACTCGATCCGTTCGAGCGATCCGACGATTACCGAGTTGTCGTGTCCCTCGGTGTCCGCGCGTTGCCACTTCAACGGCAACGGCAACTCACGCGAAGACACTCCGGACGACAGGAAACGCCGGCCGTCCCCGGTTGACACGTCGAGGGGGGCGAGCATGCCCCGCCATCCGGTACTCATATCCAGCCCCTAACTGTCAGTAATTCTTGAATTGGCGATTAGTGAGATCAACAGTTTCTCCCGGTTCCAACAAGATCGTCGTGCATCGGCACTGAATAACCTCCTTGCCCGGTCCCATCGGATCCCCGGGAAACCGCAACGACGCGCCACCGACGATGAACGGCTGCCCGGTCGGCACCCGCTGACCATCAGCGCGTCGGTGGGTATGGCGGACCCGTTTATCCACCGTCGCCACCCACATTTGTTCGAACGGCGTTCCCAACTCCGTCGCAACGGCCGCGAACGCGTCCTGCCGGCCTGCGTTTAACGCCCCCATCGTCTCCGTCCGCGCGACCACGGTAGCCCGGTTCGGCCAGCGCTCCGTACGCGTGGTAGATAACACCTCGTCAACCCGATTAGCGATCTCCGGCGCACCCTCACCAAGATTCGCCCCGACAGACACTTGCCGGGCGACGAGGTCAAACGTCGAATCCACGGTTCGAACCATCCGGTTGGACACCGTTGCCAGGTGCTCGACCACTGCCGGCCTCGAATCGAACCGGTATCCGTCACCAAGCAACGTTCGGTAGGCCGTACCGACAGCGTCCCGGACCGGCCCCCGGACGACACGATCAACGGCGGCTGCCCACTCAGGTGACTTCGAAAAAACAGCCAAGGGGTCTGGGAGAACCGTGTGGAGAACCGCGCGGGAAACAGTCACCAACCACGCCGACAACTCGACCCATAAGGCCTCACGGATCGCGGCTTCCACCATGGCGGCCTCGGCAGCCGCTTCCATCCTGGGGACAAGCCACGGGTCGGTACCCTCGCCATCCCACACCGGACCCGTGTCGGCTCCAGTGATCACCCACGCGCCGTGCTCTTCCGCGAACCATGCCGCGTCGTCGGGGCCGTCCGGGTAGAACACGTCACCGAGGGCGTTGGTCATCGCCCCGGGCACCGTGCGCGCGTATCCGAGTGACCACAGGTCATCCACAGGACATCACCTTTAGCCGGTTGATGGTCTCCGGGGCCGAGAACATGGTTTCGACGTCTATGGGGTCATAGGAGATTCCCCGTACCAGTAGGTCACGGCAATGCTCCTCGACCAACGCTACGAACAGCCGGTCATCGATCCCGAACTCCGACCCGACACCGGAGAATTCATCACGCCACGCTCCTGCGAGGAACGTCGCGATCTTCTGCGACCCCGAAATCGGTCCGTGATGCACGTGCAACTGATAGGAGGGCACCCCGGCTGGCCGTTTCGAGTGCGGTACTAGGCGAGTTCCGGCGATACCGAGCGCACGACGGATAGCCAACTGCGCCGCGAATGACAATCCTGGTGGTGCCGTTGGTGGCCCTGCAGGGGGCGGTCCCTGGCCATCCTCGCCCCCCTCCTCCTCAACCTCGGGCTCTTCGGGGAGGGTTTCCTCCTCCTCGGTGGGCTGTGTCTCCTCCGTGACCGTGGTGGTCGTGGGGACCGGTGCCTCAACCGTTTGGGCCTTTGGTAGTCCGATCAACGCCCGGAGGGTTGGGTCGGACAGGACCGCGTCGGGGGACGTGAGGAGTAGTTTCTCTACGAGTCGCACGGAGCGCTCGGCTGGGGATGGGGCGTCCCCGTCGGACCACGACGACGCTGCCCTGGTTACGGCGTCTGACAACAGCATGCGGTCGTGGAGGTCCTTGGCGTCCCCGGACCGGTCGGGGTTTGTGGTCAATGGCGAGGTGTCGAACGCGTAGAAGTAGCCGTTCGGGTCCTCGCCCATCGCTTCGAGCGCGGGTACGAGGTAGCCGGTGGTGAGGGCCGCTGCGATGCGGGTCAACACCGGTTTGATGTGGATCTGTACGGCCTCGCGGCTGATAGCCCAGGCGTTCCAGTGGTTTGTCGACGAACCTAACCCGATCAGTACCTCTGGTGGGATGTCCAGCGACTGGGCTAGTGAACGGAGTGCGCCTTCCCGCATCGTCCCAATCTGCGCAGACAACTCCGACCACAACGTGATGTGTCGGATCTTCTCGATATCGTCGCCTGGGCCGGTGATGATGATCGGCACCATGGCCTCAGCCGATGACCGGTCCCGCAGCGATCGGGACATGACCCGGCCTAGGAGCGCGGAGAACCCAGCGGCCCCGGCCGGGTCGTCGTCGCCCCGGGGGAGTTCCAGCGATTCGGGGAGCGCGAACACGCCGGCCCCGGACAGCCGGCTGTCCAACTCAGCGAATTCGCGTTTCCGCAGGGCCTCCATCTCGCGGAGGTCAGGGATCGCGGATCGGGTTGCCGAGTCTGGTTCTGACGTGTCGGCTGGGTGTGGTGTCCACACCCGGAGGATCAGGTCGATGCCCTCGCGGTATTCCATGATCCCGCCCCCGTGCACCGGGGAACGGATGACCGTGATCGTGTCGCCCTGCCTTTTGATCTGCCGGGATGTGACGACCCACCAGAGGTCTTCGCCGTCCTCCCCGCCCCCGGACTGGGCGACCACGTACGCCTCGCCGGGAACGAACAGGTCGATACCGAGGAGGCGCAGCGCCTCGGCCTTCGCGTCGCCGGTACCGAGCGGCCCGGCTGCGAGCTCTGCTACTGGGCCGGTATCGACGCGTTCGCCGGGGGACCCGTCCGGGTTGGCCTTGGCGACGTACAGGTTACAACGGGAGACCGAGTTACCTACCCAGTTCGCGACGAATCGGAGTTGTCCGGTTATGTCGTACAGGCGCCACGCGTCGGCCTGCCATGCCCTGTCCCCGAATCGGTAGGAGCGCCACGACGCGCCATCCATGGACAACCGGGACACGGCCGCTGTGACCGACGTGCCAGGTGATCCGTCTGCGAGCGCTCGACGCGCCGAGGACGTGACGATCTCCCGGAACCGGTTTGTCGTGGTGTCGGCACCCCGGAAACGCCAGAGGACCGGTGGTGAGAACAGTCCGTCGATCTCCTCGCGTAGGACCGGGTCGACCTCGCCAACCGCGCGTAGTTGCCGCTTCCTCTGCCGCAGTTTCATCATTTCCGCCCGTATGCGTAGATCATGCCGGTAACTTGCGAAACCGCGAACGCCAGCACGATGACCAAGACGATTGGGGTTGTGCCCCACAGGTAGATGATCGGCGAGGTTATGTAGCCGATCCAGATAGACACGCACCACGGGCAACCAGTGGCGTCTCCATCCGGTTCGCCAAGGAGGTAGACCAGTAGTCGGTGCGTTCGGCGATGTGGGTCGAATCGTGCGATGAGACGCTCGCGAACCTGGCGCGTGATCTCGTCATGTGTGATCAACGTGGTTGCCCGCGTTACCGCTAGGGCGTACAACGCCAACACGACAACAGACGGCATCATGCCGTGATCATAGGCGCAGCCGGCCGATTATTGTCCTACCGCACCAGAGAATCAAGGGGAACGGCTACTCCAACTCTGTCATCATCGAAGGTAGCGCTGCTATCCTCATTGGATGCAAATACCAACACTAGGGCGAATCGTTCACTACAGGGGCAAGCAGGGTCTTTTTGCTCCGCGAGCAGCTATCGTCACAGCGACAATCGCCAGTCTCGACCCCCGGGGTATCGAAACCGGCGAGGTCCCAGCGATCACTGATGATCAGCACGTTCACCTGTGGGTTTTCTCTCCATGCGAAAACTGTGGATTCGCCGAGTTCAATGTTCCACGCGGAGAACCTACTGATGGGTCAACACCGACCGCTAGCACGATCCCACCAGGAACCTGGTGCTGGCCACCTAGGGTCTAATCCAAGTTGCCACTGGCGTCAATTACATGGCCAGCGGCCCGAACCCCCCACCACCGGACGGTCCCCGGTCCAGGGGCGATGAACCCGTGGTCGGAAGCGAACCACCCGGAGCGGCGGATCCACCCGAACCGCTTTTCGGGATCGGCAAAAGCGCGTACGCGAGGTACGTACTCGCGTCGATCCGCCCCGGAGAATCCGACGATCCCTCTTGCCACGTCGCCCACTCCTCCTCGACCTCTGGTAGGTACGCGGCCGTCCGTACCCGGTCCTCCACCCACTGTTGGGCGATTGGGTCCGCACGCAACCTTTTGTTCTTCCGCGCCGTTACTGCCTTGATCCGGGGACACAGCCGCCCGTACCGCAGGGTCATCCGGTCAACGACTCGTTCAACTTCCCGAGCGGTCAGATGCGGCTGATCATCCATTACACGGTTCCGGGCCGCCTCCCGCTCCTCGGATTGCAGTGACGACCACGCGGTTCGGATCATCCGACCCGCCATGTCGCCACCGAAATTCCTCTCAAAAATGATCATGTCAGCGTCGATGTCCACGGCCATCTCGCACGCGGTTTTCGACCACGCGTCCGACGACATCGCCCCGGACGCGTCACGTAGTAGGTACAGGCGCTTATCAGATCCTAGGTAGCCTCCGATAATCCCTGCCACGTCCCTACCACCACCGGACGGGTCAACGGACACGGCGGTACGGACCGGCGACGTGTCGCACGGATGGCACGAAGACCCGTTCGTGTAGCACCGACGTTCGCGGAGGAGTTCACGGGTGAGGAGCGCGCCCTCAGCCGGTTTCGGGTCGCACATGTACAGGGCGTGCCAGTCCTGGACGGTTGACGCCCGGCGCTTGTCATGCCAATGGGCGGCTGCCCGAGCTGTGTCGCCCAGCCGGATTTTTGGGTGTGGGAGTGGGTCACCGAGTTTCCGGTGTAGCGGGTCGCGTCCCGGGTCGTCGCAGAACGCTGGCATGCGCACGACCTCCCACCGGCCTCCCTCGGCCGTGGTCCCCTCGTCAGCGACGACCCGGGACGCGAGGTCATCCGGGTGCCATGGGGTCATGACCATGATCATTGGAGCGCCGGGGGATAGCCGGCTGATGATGTCGGCGCTCAACCACCGGTACGCCCGGTCGCGGAACCGTAGCGAATCCGCTTCGGCCCGGCTCTTATGCGGGTCGTCAATGAACGCGATGTCGCCAGGCTTCCCAGTCACGCCAGCCCCGATCCCGACGGACAGGACACCTCCACCGGTAATCAGGTGCCAGTCCTGCACCGCCTCGGAACCACGGGAGAGAGCCAGACCGAACCGGTGTCCGTGTTCCTCGATAATGCGTTTCGAGTCGCGGCCCCGGTCCACGGCCAACGAATCGCCGTACGAACCGATGATTACCTTCGCTTCTGGGCGGTTCGCGAGCCACCAGACAGCGCCACCTACCACGGCGGTCAGGGTTTTACCGGTTTGTGGTGGGACTGTGATCAACAGTCGGTCGATCTCTCCAGACATGATCCGGAGCATTTGCTTCGTGATCACGTCGAGGTGGGGGCGGAGTCGGTAGCCGGGGACTACCCGACGAAGTAACGCGGCCGGGTCAGACAACGCAGAGCGGTCCTCGGCCGCTTCTATGGCTTTAGCCTCTGCCATCAGTTCCGCGTCGCTCATGATGGAGGGATCACGGAGCGCTCGTTTCACCACGGCCCCTCCCAGTTGTTGGTGGTCTACCCGCCCATCATGATCACTCCTAGTCTGGTTGTCATGCTGAACCCGGCACGAAGAGCCGATGGTGCCAACTTCTGGCCGGTCCGGATTATGTCCACGTACTCCGTGCCGAGTGGATATACCCACACTCGGTAGGGGTTTAGATGGTAGTCGGTGCAGAACAGCCGAATAGCGTCTATGTCAGTCGTATCTTGGCACGGGAACAGGAATTCGGCTCTTGGGCTACTGGTGAACCATCGCAGAGCCGATGTGTACACCCGTTTCTGTGTTGGGTCAGACGCCAAAGCGCCGAACAATTTTGGGGATACCCTCCACCGGATTTTGTCTAGCTCGTCGAGGTCTTTCAACCACGGACGCGGGTTGATCGTCCCGTTGGTTTCCACGTACACCGTCCGTCCAACATCGACGCACCCTTCGATGAGGCAGCGCAACGCTGGACCCTCCTGCTGCATCAGAGGTTCGCCACCGGTGACGACGACCCTGCCGACTGGAAATACCTTTCCGGCCTTGTCAAGGCGGTCGAGAAACACGCCAACGCGTATAGGTCTGCTCATCGTGTGCGGCCCCCATGTCGATGGTTGGTCGCACACCTCGCATGTGAGGTTGCATCCGGCGAGGCGAACGATCGCGCAACGCCTGCCGGCGTCCGGCCCTTCCGTGATTATTGTGTCGGTGCGGAACTCGTTCGCGTAGAGAACAGCGTCCCGGCCGGGGTCCGGACCGTCCTCGGCCCCCATCACCTATCTCCGGCCGTTGGCGCGTACTCGACGGAACAACTGTCAGGCATGACCACTCGGGCCGACTCGATGACCAAGTTCCATCCACTTGACTTCCGTTCATACTCTGACCGGTCATGGGCCAGCCAGTATGCCCAGGCCACGATGCGTTCTGGCGCGTGTTTAGTCGGACCTTCGAGGTCGAGGATCGGCCCGTAGATGAACTGGCCATCGAGCTCTTCGGCTATACGCCTCGTAATGACGGATCGGGTGACCATGGACAGTCGCGCGTCTGTCGTGTCGTCTATGGTGAATACGTCGTGTGGATCGACGTCGGGTATGTCACGACGTGATGTGATCTCTATCTGACAAGGGATGCGGACTGGTCCGGTATCCCGTTCATGGACAAGATCGAATCGGTAGGTTTCGCGTGTACGGAACATGTCCACAGGGTAGTCGTATATCCAAGGTGACAATGGGATCGTCTAGCCGTAGATCAGGAAGCCCATTCAACAGAGTGAACGCCCTGGCTGTCCAGACTTCCCCTGGGGCCAAGGCGTTCGTGTCCACCGTTCACTTGATCCCCAGAGACGGTGGCTGACCAGGGTCGCAAGATGGTTGTCTGACGGATCGAGCTTTTCCTAGTAGAACCATCCGACGCAGACCCCCAGGGGATATCTGGGGCAAAGCTGTCGGTCAGTCGTTCGGTACGCCAGGGTGAGCCGTCAGTCGTCCCCTGGTTCGTGCAACTAACCATCTAACGCATATCATAGCGCATCACTATCTATGGTCGCCGGTCAGGTGCAGTGGCCTATGAGTCGGCGGGTTGGAACTTCTCCTCGAACACCTCCGCACCACAACGCCGGCACTCCCACTGCAACCCGTCGGGGCCGTCGTAGGTGATCACCTCGTCGTGGTCGAACGCCTCGCCACAGATCTCGTAGTCGAAAGAATCTTCACATTCATCGATGTCGTGTGTAGTCATGTCAATATCCAACTTCGCCCTCGGCCTCGGCCATGGAGTCACACTCGAATTCCGCCCTGACCCGGTGGAAGTAGATCCTGCTCACAGGATTCCTTTCATGGTAGCGGCCCGGTGGTATTCCACCGGGCCGAATAGTTGATTGTCAGAGATCGAGTTCAGCGTCAAGAAGGTCGTCGACTTCGTCCTGGGTATACAACCGGTAGAACTCGAATCCTCCTGGGTTCTTTGTGGTGGCTCCAATCGCGATGTCAAATGTCATGGGGTTGTCGGTGTCGGGAGCACCCAAGTCGAACCAGTGGGTTTCGTCTGTCCCAGTATTTTCTGCGTCGCGTCGTTCGACGATCCTTGGGCCGTTGGGGTCGTCTACGAGGATCATGGCGTAGTTGGGGAGATCGGTGGTGTGTCGGTCTAGGTCCTGGATGATGACCTGCTGTTCGTTGTGGATCAATCGGAGTGCTTCCCTGGCAGCGTCGACTTCCGCACGGAATGCGTCCGCGACGCTAGGGAGGTCTTTGATGCCGTATTCGGACATGCCGCGTTCGGCGTTGCGGAGGCGGATCTGGGCGACGTGTTCGATGGTGCGGAGTTCTGTTGCCCTGGCGGTGAGGCGGTTCGCGCGGTTTGACATCGTGGCTCCTTCGCGGTTGGTGTGACTGGCTAATCGTACCGCGCATCCATCGCAAGTCAATACGTATGTACGTCGTAATACTTGACGTAGCTACGTCTGTGCCCCATTCTGAACATGTCAACGGGAACAACCCACCAACACCAGGAGGAACCATGGACCTCACCGGAGCGACGCTCGCCAAGTTCGAGGACATGATCACAAACGGAGGTCGGGTCATCGATGGGATATGGAACGGGATATGGCTCGACACCAGGAACCACGTCACCTGTAACTGCCTCGCCAGAAACCACGAGATCTGTTCCGGCTGGATCCTCCCCATCGGAGGGCCGGCCGAGTGTGCGTGTCCATGCCACGACGAAGACCGTCCCAGCTACCGGGTCGCCCTCGCCAGGGCGTTGAAGGCTATGAACCACTGGCGTATCAACGACTTCGTCACAATCGATGGAACGGACGTCAACTGGAAGATCACGTTCGTTGACTACCGCGCCAAGGAGGTGCACGCGACCGGTCCGGCCGGACAGGTTGCCATAGCTGAGTTCGACCTCGTCAACCTGCTCGTCAACTAAACAATGGACGAAGGCCCGTCAGGATTATCCCTGGCGGGCCTTTTCGTTTCCCTGGCCTGGTTGTGGTCATGGTGCGTTTCAGATGGCGTACGGGCGGTTTCCGAGTACCTGTAGCATCCACTCGGCAGCCCACCGGTACATGCCATTGCAGACGATTATTTCACGCCAGCCCACGTCGCATCGGATCATGTAGCGATCGGCGCCATCCCCGGTGTCTTCTAACACCATTGTGTACACCGGGTGTTCCTGGGTCGGTTTGGTCCTGTTAACGGTCATGGGCGACACCATAACCGAGTGTCGCCCATGTCGTCGTGCGCGCTACCACAGCTACGGTTGCTAGAGATGCCGGTCGTACCATCCATAGTCCAGTCCAAGGGCTATGGCATGCGCGTAGACACCTACGACACGCCCCTGGAGGGCCGCGATGTCGTCCCGGAGCGCTCGGCGGATCCGGAGCTCGAAGAACCACGTCCGGCGGAGCAGGGTAAATCGGTTGTCCAGGAGAAGATACAACTCGATCAAGTCCCTACGAAGCCCAATCGCGTGAATGGCCTGGTACGCGTCCCGTTCGTACTCGTGTGCCACGCAGCTGGCCGGTCGTTTCGGACACCGGTACTCGTGTGCCGCGCAGCGTCGGGCTTCCGTATCGGCGGTCAGGTGACCCGTTTCGTGGAAGCCGCAGTACCGGCACGTCCAGTACGCGAGTTCGTCTTTCGGCCTGCGCTCGTCGATGTCGGCCGGGATTGGGAGGTTGGGGTCATAGGGCATGTTGTCGTCCTCGGGTGTGTGCGGGTCCAGTTCCGTTTGATCGTTTTGAGTTCGTTGACGAGGTCGCCGGTCTTCCACGCGGAGGTGCGGTACACCCGCGCGTCGAGGCCGGCGTCCGTGAACGCGGTGAGCCAGGAGTGTTGTTCGGGTGTTGGTTCGTTTCGGTCGGTCTTGAGTTCGATGATGATCACGACTCCGTATCCGGCTATGACGAGGTCGGGGAATCCGGCGCGATTGCGTCTGGGGTCGTTGTCGTGGAAGACGAGGAATCCGAGGAGCAGGCAGAATTCGATGATCGCTGCCTGAATGTCGAGTTCCTCGGTTCGTCGTGGTCTGCGGACTGCCGGTAGCGCTCGGGTGGTGGTCATGATTCGATTTTTATTAGTTCGAGTCGGATGTGTCGGATTGTTCCCTCTGTAACGGCGAACCGGGCAGCCAGGTCGACGTGTGTCGCGTCGGGGGTCTCGTTGATCGCGTCGATGATCGCGGCCTTGTGCTCACGCTTCTTGTCACGCCGTGCGGCTTTGAGGGATGCCAGTTTTGCGAATGTTTTGTCGTAGTCTGCCTCGATTTTGGCGAGTTCTATGGCGGTCGGGTGAAGTTCCCTCATGGTCGCAATCATCTCGCGTTCATGCCCGTAGGTCAAGGCGTAGGTACGTCGTGATTATCTCAGAAATTCAGGCGTAAAAGTTGACTCCGCTACGCCATGTACCCCATACTGAACATGTCACCGGGAACGGAGACAAACCACCACTCACCAGGAGGTATCCAATGAACACCTACACCCACACCTACGCGATCAGCGCCGCAGCCGACTTCACCACCGACAAGGTGATCGTCGACCTCCGCGTCAACGAGGCGCTCGTCGGAAACCGCAACGTCGAGTGCTGCGCGTTCCGCGAGCTGGTCGTCGGGGACACCCTGTGCGCCCTTGGCTTCAAATCCGGCGGACAGCGGAAGGTCCGGGCTACCCGGATCGTCAACGGTGTCGGCTACGTGCTCGTCAAGGAGGGCTGGTACCGATGGACAAAGATCTACGCGCACGTCATCTGACGTGCCATGGGGTGTGCCGGGTCGGCCGGCACACCGGGTTCGACTCCCGGCACACCCACTAAAACCCCTACCGCGAATCCGGGGAGATCAATAATGGAGAAGACGCCGGCAGGAACGGTCACCGTGTTCGAGTGCGTGAAGAACGGTCTCACTGTCGTCGCCGTCCGCGACATGATCAACGTGGATTGGTATCACAAGCCGATCGCGGACCAGTATCGGATCACCACCAATACCGGGTACCGGTCCGAATTTCGGGCCTGCTACGACGACCGGTGCCTAGCGGAAACCATCACCTCGTGTCGCTGTGACGGTCAGGGATCGAGGTCGGTTGTCGCGTGGCTCGCCCACTCCAGTACCACGTGTCACGGATGGCACGACGTGAAGGCCATCGCTTTCGCCAAGAAGGTATTGGGATCGACGAATCCGGATCGGGAATTGTCGGTTGGGGCGAAGTCCGGGTACTACCAGTCGAAGAATTTCGTTCCGTGCGCGTGGCCGGTGGAGGGTCTGGGGCGGACTGTCACGTTCGTTGATGGACGGCCCCGGCCGGACGACTACGGGTACGACGTCAATATCCCGATCATCGTATCCGATACCGAAATTACGTCGTAATAGTTGACAGTGTTACGTGTGTTGTTCATACTGTGACCACACACTGACCAGCCAAGAGATGGAGCGCAATGAAGATCTACGCAGTCATCGACATACGTAGCAGGTGGTTCGAGCTATACAGCACGGAACAGGACGCCAACACACGCGCTAACCAAATGAACGCGAACCTAGGACCTCGGTACAAGACTGCTCGATACCACGTATCCGAAGTGCTCGTGCACGAGAAGATCAATCAGTAAATTCACTCCTAGGCGGATTGGCGGATTGTCAAACACCAACGCTGCCGCAGCGGCCCCCGATAAGGTCTTACGCAGACCCCATCGGGGGCCGCATCATTGTGCCAACGAAAGGGGACACCATGGGAACACGATCAAAGATCACAGCCGTTGGCGCGGCCATGGTCGTTACTATCGGCCTTGCTGGTCCGGCACCCACGTACGCGGCTACGGCGGAAACGAACGCGAACGCGCTCACCGCGATGCACGACGAGGCGTTCGCGTTCGCGTCGTACACGGCGTGGTCGAACCACGCGGTTGGTACCGGGAACACGGCGCTCGCCGGACTGTTGATGGCAACCGCGTCACAGGAACGGGGCGAACATTTCGGCGAACTAGCCGACATGTTCCACGTCGTATTGGGAAGTTCAACGAACACGCTCACCGCGATGCGTGACGAGGCTGTGGAGGCAACCACCCTGTACCCAGGTTTCGCGGCGCAGGCGACAACGGCCGGGGACACAGCGGCTGCCGAGATGTTCGCCGAGCTAGCCGGGGACGAGAGAATTCACAAGACGCTACTCGCGCAGGCGTACCGGGCGTTGACCGTCGGCGGTCGGCACCCGTCGCCACCGGCCGTCACCCCAGTGCCGATCGTGGAGGGTCCCGCTTTGTCCTCCGGGGCGACCCTGGCGAACATCGGTACGGCGCTGCGTGGGGAGGCATTCGCGTCGGCCCGGTACCGACTGTTCGGTCAGATGTCGGACGCGAACGGCAAGGAGTGGTTGGCGAACCTGTTCTACGCCCTATCCGACTACGAACTGCTCGACCACTTCGCGGTCCTGGCGAACCAGTACGGCCTGGTTGGTACAGACGTTGTGAACCTCGCCGCTGCGATCGCGGCGGAGAACAGCGCGATCACGTCGTACACGACGTTCGCGGCGGAGGCGACCACTGCCGGGGACACGGATGCTGCAGCGTTGTTCACGGACATCGGGGGTGACGAGGTGTTGCACCAGGCCGCGTTCACGGCCGTGCAGTCCGGTGGGTGACCGGTAGCGCTCCAACGGCCCGGGGCGAACAACCCCGGGCCGTTGTGGTGTTATTGATTGGTATTTGGGTCTTCGGTGAAATCGTATTGCTCGGCAATTCCATCGCATATGCGTTCTGGAATTGTCCCAGTAATTTTTTGGAATCTTCGGCAGATAACATCCACATATTGTGGATCTATTTCAACTAATGCTGATCTCATTCTAAGTGTATGCGCAGCAATTAGCGTTGTTCCTGATCCTCCAAATGGATCGTATACCAATCCTTTCTGTGGACATGAGTTCGCAAGCATTTTTGCGACAAGGGCAACTGGTTTCATATTTGGATGGTCCTTGCTTTGTGTTGGTCTGTCTATCTCGAATACGGAATCTTGAGCGTTTCCTCCATGCCATTTGTCACCTCCGTGTCCTAGTTGTCCTTCTCCGCCTTGTGTGAAGCCATACATTATTGGCTCATGTCTATAATGATAGTCACTGTGCCCAAGCACGAATGAATTCTTCACCCAAATAAGGTTTTGACGCAGTTTCCATCCAGACGCGTTAAAGGCGTTGATGAATTCTATCTGCAACGCGCCGGGTGGATGCGCTATGTATATTGGAGATCCTGGAATAAGGACTATTGTCGCAACAGAGAATGCTCCAAATAGAAGTTCCGGAAGGAATTTCGCATTGTCATTTTCTATTGTCAACGCTTCTCCGGTCTTTCCAACGTAGTCTATTCCATATGGTGGATCCGTCCACATGCAGTTTGCATGATCTCCGTTTAGGAGACGTTCGACTTCTGTAACATTTGTCGAATCACCACATAATAGTCGGTGTTGACCAAGTTGCCATATATCACCCATCTTGGTTATCGAACACCTGTTCACATTTGGTATGTCGTCTGGATCTCCAGAATTGGGATCGTCATCGTCGTCGGTGTTGGCGAGGAGGTCCTCGAGGTCGGCCGGATCCCAGCCTGTGAGTTCGATGAGGTCTGGGTCTCCGATCTCTTCCAACAGATTGGCGAGGGCCTGGTAGTCCCAGCCACCGAGTTCGGTTTGGCGGTTGTCGAGGACGAGATAGGCGGCTGCGTCCGCGTCGGAGCGGGAGGCCCAGCCGTGGATGACGGGGGCGAACCAGCGGCCGGTGTCATCGGTTTGGATGCCCTCCGGTGGGGTCTCGCCAGCGTCGCGTCTGGCCTTGAGTGATTCGAGGCGTCCGTGGCCTACGACGAGTCGGCCGGTTCGGTCGTCGATGATCATTGGTGCGACGTAGCCGAATCGGTCGATGCTGGCCCGGAGCGGGTTGATCTGGTGTTCCTTGGGGTTGTTTGGGGCCGGTTCGATGCTGTCGAGGTCCTGGTAGTCCAGCCTACGTTCCATGGTCCCTTCCCGTTGTGCCGTGGTGGTGGTCATGATGGGGGTATGCGTGATCGTAGGGGTACCTATCCGTTCATGGTCGCCGGTGGCATCGCGGACCGGGTCGTGTCGGCGTTGCGGGAGTGTGGTTCCGGTGGCACGGATGTGGTCGCGGAGCGGATTGGAGAGGATCCAGGGCGGGTTGATGGTGTGCTAAGACACCTTTCCATGCTTGGGTTGGTCAGTGTCACAGTTGTCGATGCCCGTGGTTCTAGTGATTTGTCATTTGGCGTTGGGCGTACCAGTCGTGATGTTGGTGTCACGTGGGACGCGGTTCGGGGCCGTTCGCGTGGTCGTCGGGATTTGCGCCCGGTCGTTCGGGTCGTTCCGCGTCCGTCGGGGGATGCGGTTTCGAATTCCGTAGATGGTGGCGAACATAGCCCAGGCAACAGCGATCATGGATAGGATGGATGACTGTTGCCCCGGTGTTAGTGGTATGCCGAATTGAACAGCCGCTACTACGAGTACGCTGGCGAGAGATCCTACTTGGTGACCTATTGCCTGAATGTCGTTGTCGTCGTCTTTCGGCTTTCTGGGCATATTTATTCCTCATTGTCAGTTTCGGTTGTCCGCAGTCCGGCACGGCGCGCTAGTTCGGTCGCTACCTCCTTGAGGCGTATTCGGCGTTCCTCATCGGTGAGGTGCGTGATGTCCTCGGTGACGATTGGTCCCCCGGCCGGGCCTGTAACGGCTATCGTCTGGTTTGGCTCTCCGAGCGCCCGTACCTCGAGGTCGGTGGCGAGTTTGAGGAATCGGACGACGTCAGACGGGCCGAGATCAGCGTCCTGGAGGGCACGGAGCGCGGTGAGGGCTTTTTTGGTGAGCGCTCCGGCGATTTTTTGATGACGGTCGATCATGTCGCGTCGTGCCTGGATTGTTCGGTCACGGTCGAGTTCGTCTTGGTGCCGGTCCCACGCCTGCGCGCGTTCGGTCCACCTATATATGTGGGATTGAATTCTTATGTACCCATAGGATAGTTTGTCACCTATTCCCGTTAGCGCTTTGTTAGTCGTTGTTAGTGATCGCACTCGCCCGAGATCACGGAAGCAGAGGAACCGTTCGTACTGCTTCGATACCTCTCTGGGCTGCTGGTTCCACGGCTCGCGGTCAGGGTCGAGGTCGATGGGACTACGTTTCGCCATGGTCGCCTCGCTACGTTCGGTAGTCCATGGCCCGAAACTGGCCATGGCACTGTTCCGTCGCCCACCATAATGATCACGCCTTATCCGAGTTGTGTCACGTGGGTCGACGATTGCCCATTGCTAGGCGCATGATGGGTAGGTGGGTGCCATGCCCTGGGGAGGGCAGGTGGCACTCGGTTTCCCCGGTTCCCAAAGCCCCCGTGGTTCCGGTGAGAAGGTCCCGACCTCCCTCAGGAAGGTCGGGGCCTTTGCCTTTCCGGTTCATGTAACTGCGCGTGAGGGTGATCTCCGATAGACGTTTGGGTGTCTACGGTGTCGAGGAGGAGGTGACATGACTACTTGGTTGATCGACATTTCGAATCATCAGGGCGCGTTCGACGTTGGTCGGGCTGTGTCCGAGGGCTACTCCGTGGTGTGGATGAAGGCCACGGAGGGAACGTCGTTCCGCGATGGAAGGTTTGACACGTTCGCTGCGCAGACGATCGCTGCCGGTGCCTTGCCGGGTGCGTACCACTACCTACGGTCGGGGTCCGGTCGGTCGCAGTGCGAGGCGTTCTACGGACGCCTCGTGGATCATGGAGGCCCTGGTGGGTGGCTCGCAGCATGTGACAACGAGGCGGACGCCGGTTGGCAGACGACGGTGGACTTCTTCGCCAGGTGGCGTGAACTTGCCGGAGATCACCCGTTGTTCATGTACTCGGGTAATTGGTGGTGGGGTTCTCGTGGGTGGAATGGCGCCTCGTTGACGCCGTACCTGTGGGATTCTCGGTATGTGTCGGGGTCTGGGCTGGGGCCATCGTTGTATGGGAAGGTCCCTGGTTCGTGGTGGTCACCCCGGTATGGAGGCTGGGGAAATGTGACGATTCTTCAATTTTCATCGTCCGGTGTTGTTGCCGGGCGTCCGATCGACGTGAACGTGTTTCGTGGGTCGGTGGACGAGTTACGTGCCCTCGCCAGGATCGGTCCGAAAACGCCAACGACGTCGGGAATAGATGAAATGCAGAGTCTTGTCAGATGGATCGGTTCGAACGCTGTGATGCTTACCAACGGCATTAATGCCCGGTGGGTAACTACTGAGGACGAGATGAATGGGCTTCGCGCGCTGCTCGGAGACGTCAGGGTTGTTGACACCAAGGAGCCATGCGGTCAGATTGTTGGGCCGCGTCCGATCGAGTGGGGACATGACCCAGCTGAAGAGTCGAGGGTTGCCGCCATGGCGGCCCGGGACCTAGCCCAGCAGACCCTCGATCGGGTGTTGGCCATGGAGATCGGAAATGTCGACGTCGGGGCACTAGCCATCGCTCTGGCGTCGGTGCTTCCGGTTCCGGTGGTTCCAAGCGCGGCGGAGGTCGCTGACGCTGTCGCGGACGAGGAAGCGTCCCGGCTCGCTGAGTAGCCGGACACGATGAAGGCCCCGACCGCACTGGGAGGTGTGGTCGGGGCCTTCGTTTTTGTGGCCGTCCGGTGTCTCCCCCGAATAGCCGAGCGCCAGTTGGGATACTACGCGGGTGTCGTCATGGGCGGTTCACTGGCCAGTTGCCTCGAGGTAGAGACGATCTAGTTCCTCGATAGTAAGGTGACGAATCTCTTCCAGGCGGACACGCTCTGCGTTGAGTGTCTGGCCGATATGGCGGAGATCTTCAGGTGTGTAGATCTTGGTGGGTTCCGTGGTGTGGTTAAACGCGGTTCGGATTTTTTCGAACATGGCTGGTCCCTTGGCTGGTCCATTGTGATGTGGTGTGTAGCTGTTCGGATTGCGGTTACCCGAACAGATTGGTTGATCATGGAGTTGATCGAGTATGTGCCCGTGGCGAATGCTGCTGATGTTGCGATTCGTGCCGCGTTGGCGAGTTCCGCCCTGGTGAGTTGGTAGGTCTCGGATGCGCGGTCTTGTGCGTGGAAGAACGCGGTTGTCGTGTCGCATCCGGTTTGCTCGATGCGACTGGCGGCAGTTGTCAGTATCAATTTCGCCACGTCGACTACACGTTGTGTTATTTGAGTGTCATCCATGTTCGGACGGTACCGGTTGATGGTGTCCGGATGATGTCGTTCGTTTGGTCGACCATTCATGGCGTACCACTATGATACCCATATGCAATAGACATAGCGACACACTAGCGAATATTTGTGTGGATGTCGGATGCCCGACCCGCTGTTTTCGGATCGGGCATCGGTTGTTTGGACTATTTTGACAGCCGCCATTCATGCCGACTGGCGTCCCGGATCGCGTTGCGTACAATCTCGGCATCGTTGACGGTTGGAGGATCGATGACCTCCACGGAGGTTTCGTCAAGGTAGCGGAGACGGACTTCCCCGTTGACTTTGATTCCGATTCGGTAGCCGTAGGAATAGGTACCATACTGGGATCGTTTCTCGCCCCTCCACATCACGGTTCCCTCTGCGCCGACATTTTTCCACGTTTCGTTGTGGAGCGGACACGGCGGCCCTTTACCGGTGTGTTCGCGTCCTTGTTGGCCTGGGCTATGTCGATCTCGGCGATGCGTGCCGCTAGTACGCCCTCGGCCTGGGCGATGATTTCTGGGTTCGCGTCGATGGTGGCGCTTCCATGTCCGCCGTAGCGGGTCGAGTCGTACTCGATATGGTCGATGGTGTTTGTGTCTGAGTTCCACACGGCCGCGATGAAGTCGCTGTCGTCGTGGCCGTTGCGCTCGTAGGTGCCTAGGACGAGGCCTGTGTGGGTGATGGTTCCCATGTCGTTGATTGCCACTGGGTGCCTCCGTTTGCGTCTTGTTGGCACTGATTTGTGCTGACATGGGATACATTACCCTGCACGCTAGTGGTTGTCTACCCCTAACGCTCATCCCTTCGGCCCTTCCTCCGCAACCAACCCAGACGGCCCCTGACGTCACGAAGTGCCTTGGGGTCCGGACATATGCGCACCACCACGAACGGGCCGTGTTGGGCCGCACGTGGCGCGCAACGGGCCGACACGACGACGGCCCCCGGTAGTGAACCGGGAGCCGTCGTTGGGGAGAAGAGCAGTGCGGTCAGGTACGGCCAGCGTCACGGACCGTCGTGAGCGCCTCGCACGCGTTGTGGATCGCAGTCTTGACGTCCGAATCGAGGGCCGCCCAGTCGCTGGTATGGACCAGCGCCATCAGGGCATCGATCGCGCGTTGCGCCTTCGCTGTGGTGATCCGACGGTTTCCCCACAGTCGCCCGGTCGCCATGTCAGGTCCCTACGAGGTCACGGCGTGCCCGAAGGGCGAAGTCCGTGATCTTCTTCATCGCTGGGGACACCATATTGTCGCCGAGATCCGGGTGTGTGCCGTTGTCGAGGACGTGATCCTCGATCCGGTCAGCGACGTCGACCATGTTCATGCAACCGGTGCTGGGTTGGTAGTGGCACCGGACCACCGACCGGACGATATCCAGGAGTCCCTCGGTGACGTCCGCCTTGGTGCGGAATGACGTGAACCCCAGCTCGGTCATGCCGACAACCACCCGTCCGGATCGTCCGCGCGGAGTTCGGCGAGGGCCTGGGCGTGACCGTTCGGGTCGTCCGCGTCGTACGGCCACGGGCGGACGATCGCTGGTGTCTCTGGGAGGTCGGCGTCTTCCTGCTCCTTGCGCCGTGCCCGGTAGTCCTGCCACCAGTGGTTGAACCGTGTCGCGGCCCGGTTCGCAGTGGCGTAGTCCGGCATAGGGATGAGATCGTCAGGGCCGAGGACGTGCACGCACCAGTCATGGGCGAACATGATCTCCGGGTCAGACCACGCCGGTTCGAAACCAGAGCGTACGGCGGTAATCGTCAGGGTGTGGAACGTGATTGTTCCGCTGGGTCCGTCGCTGTCCACCAGTTCGAACGTGCACCGGTCGTTGTGTCCCGCGTCGAACGTGGGTAGGGCGTTTGGGATGGTTCGGTCGGAGTCGAGGATTCCAGTGACGACGATATGTCCGTCGATGACCGATGCTCCGGTGACCCGTCCAATCGGTGATCCGTCGGGGGCGAAGATCGGAGCGCCTTCACGGACGGTAATCACACAGTCGGGGTCGATGATACGGCCGGTTGGGTCGGATTTCCCGATGGGGGCGAGATTCGCGGCCCAGATGGTGTTCTGCGTCATAATGGCCACGATACCCGAAGCGTTACAGGTGTGCAATATGTAGCACATGTAGCGGCCCCCGGTGGTATGCCGGGGGCCGTCGTAGCTAGTGGCTTATCAGTCGCTTCCGGCCGTTCCCGGAAGGGTTCCCATCTCTAACCAAGCATTGACGCCATTGCATCGCTCGGTGTGAAGGCCGAGCGTACAGAACCCCGTTGCGACGTCCGGAAATGTATGGGTGCTAACGCGTCCGGTGTTCCTGTTCTGGATCCTGATAGTCGCGTCGCCCTTGCCATCGGGGCTGGTGAAGATGGTTCCATTGTCGACGTTGGCGAACATGCTCCCCGTGGTGTTGACGAACCAGGCGAGGACACCGACGCAGCGGCCGTAGTAGTCGATGACTGCCCCTAGGATCGGCTCCTGCTCGACGATCGACGCGGTCAGCGCTGTCTGGAGCTGTGCCTCGGTGGTCTGGGTTAGTTCCGGTATGTCCAGGACGGTGGTGTTCGTGTTCTGCGTCATACCAATAGTCTACATGACGCGTTAGGGCTATCCAAGCCATACCGGTCATCCTTCTGGACGATCCTCCAGACCAGACATACAACACGACCCCCGGCGGTATGCCGGGGGCCGTGGTCGTGATTGGTAGTGGTCTACGCGGCGTAGTCCAATCGGCGGGACGTGGCGAGCAGGTGGGCGAGGTCCTCGACGCCAATCGACACGGTTTCGGTAACTCCGGCCGATGAGAAGGCGTTGACACCGGCCTCGCGTGCGCGGTCGATGACTATTGCCTGCCGACGCGCTTTGGGGTCGGTGTCGAGTAGGTCCTCGCGTCGGTACTGGTCGGCTAGGGTGAACTGGCCAAGGATCTGTGCCGCGTCCGGGGTGACGCGGTAGGTGCAGCTATCGGACTGCGTGATCCAGCCGTTGCGTCGCATTGACGCCAATGTCCGGTCGGCGTACTGGGTGGCGTCGCCAACACGATCATTGTTCATTGCGTTGCGGAGTGCGGTCTCCTGGACGGTGGTTGGGCGAGCGGCCATGTCTGGTCTCCTTCGTCATGGGGATCACCCCCCATTGCGTAATGCCATCGTACCCCATAACGTTAGTGGGTCACAAGTTATGGCCTTGTCATTTTGATCTGATTTACGCCAGACATGACAACGGCCCCCGGTGGTGTGCCGGGGGCCGTCGTGGTTACTGGGGGTCAGGATCGGTGCCAGCTGGACCGATGGGGATATCCACCATGGAATGTCCCCTCGATGTCGGGTCGCTAGGCGATATACCGCCCGTACAACCCAATAATGGTCTCCGAACCGACTAGCGCTCCACGGGACGCGTCTCGTTCGATACACACGTCTGGCAACACGTCCCGCATGTCCCACACCTCGACCTCGGTCCCTATGTCGAGGGCGAGTTTCCGAATCTTCTGAAACGATTCCTCGTCCAGCCAGGTGTCGTCGGAGACGACGTCGAACCCGGCCTTGAGGAGAACGCGGATCGTTGGGTATTGGGCCTTCGTCACGGCGCGTTCGCATTCCCGCATACCGGAGAAGCGCATACCGTGGAACATGACCCGGAAATCATCCCGGTTGACCCGGCACCGGGTACGGGGATCTTCAGCTACCCACAGTCGGGCACGGGTGGTCTTACCAGATCCGGGTAGGCCACGGGTTACGACGAGGAGGCTCACGCTGCCGCCACCGTCGTTGTAGCCGCTTTCCGCGTAGCCGCTATACGGATCTGGGAGCACCGGGCACGGCCAATCCCGGCGAGACGGCCGACCTGGGCCGGCGTGCGCCGGTCCGTCGCGATCATCTGGTCACGAGGGGCCTGGACGGATTCACGTTGCGCCATCGCGGCCTCATAGGCAGCGTCGGCCTGGCGTTTAATCGTCCTAGCCTTGATCACTTCTACCTCTGCCGCGTCGATCGTCGCAGCCACATCGTGCCACAGGTGGTCTGGGTACTCGGCTTCGTCAACTATGTCGATCTCGACTGGTGTGACCGTTTTCGGTTGGGGAATCGCGGTTTCCATAGCGTTGATAGTGCCACACCATGGGCGTTATAGCAATCGAACCTACAACGCCGATGGTTGTTGGGCTACATAGCGAGCCTGGCCACGACCGACGCCGTGTTCGGTGACCACGTTGCCCGGTCGATGACGGACAGGACTGGTTCGCCACGGTCGACCCGGCTACGTGCTCCACCGAGGCGCAACGCCCTGGGTGTGCACGGTGTGATGCCGGAATCGACTACCAATCTCGCCCAAACCCTGTGGACGGACCGGACTGTGAGTCGATGATCCGGCGCTGTGCTCCCGGACCGGCGTATCCCGGACCCACCGATCACGCCGAGACGGTCTACGGGACGTAACAGGGCTCCACGGCGGATACCCGCGAGGTGGAGTTCCCGAATCCATGCCCGTATCGCGCACGCTGGGCACGCCGACGTGTCGCCTGCGGCCCGTTCACGGCCGGCGTGGCTGATATCCACGTCAACGATCCCGGTGGACCATGCGCACGGCTCGCCTGGTTGGGCGTGGCAGTGGGGGCAGGTGTGGTCGATGGTCGTTGTGTGATCGTGTGCGACGTCGCTGATCTGGTTCGCGTCGATGGTCATGGGGCTGTCGTCCCACGGATCGGTTATGTCCGTGATGTCCAGGGCGACGATGTTCGGTACGGGAAGTAGGACGTCCCAGGCGAGTAGGGCGATTGCCCTGTTACGGATACCAAGAGTGGTATTCGGGCATGCCCGAATCGCCGTCAGGAGATCCGTTCGTGTCAGGCCATTGACCACGGGCCGGACGCGACTAGACTCCGCCCCACAGAGCACGTTCCAGGCCGGGACGTTGTCCGGCACGGAGTGCCCCATGATTCGGTGCCGTGCCCTGATTGCCGTGATCCTGCACTTAATCGTGTCGGGTACATACCCGGCTTCGATGAGGGCTACGGCGTACGTGGCTATCGTCTCGGGGGTCGCTGGCATGGCGGTTCTACCGGCACTTTTGCACCAGTCAGCGAACGCGCTCCATGCCGCTGCGTACAAGTTGGCGGTTGACTTCTTGTACTTTCCGTCTGGTGAGCTGAGGTATCCGCCGACTGTGAGCGCGCGGTCTAGCCGGTCAGAAAGTCTTGTGACTGTCTGTCCTGTTTTTTCATTGCCCGTGGCTTTCATGTCGTTTTCCCCAGAAGTGTGATGGAACGTCGTTAGCTACATCGATGATGACCTTCATACGGTAGCTCACAGGCACCGGCTCCAGCCCCCCGGTTATGTCAACGTCCGTCGATCTTGCGGTTGGTGTGGCATCGATGGGGGGAGGGCAATTCGGACATGACGCGGCCCCCGGTGGTATGCCGGGGGCCGTGGTCGTCGGGATGGTCAGGCGTTCGTGACCTTGACTCGGCGGATCGTGTAGTTCACGGTCGCGATCGCGCGCACCGGGATGTAGGTCATGGTTCCGGGGATTTCCTGGCGGGGTACCACGATGATGTCGTCGGGGTCGTTGAGTTGACGGAGGATTCCGGGCACCCGCAGGCCGTCAACCGCGTAGGACGCTCGGACACCGGCCACGGTCCAGAACTCAAGGCCGTGGTTTTCCTGTTCGAGGGCCGGAACGGGTCCGTTCCAGCCTACGACGCGGTAGTTCGTGGTCCGGGCGATCATCTGGGTCGCCCAGGTCTTGACGGGTTCGGGTACGACACTGGACGAGAGTTCGAGTTCCCGGTTGCCGTCGTCGTAGAACGGCAGGAACGCGTCATCGTCGTACTGGTGGTCGTCGTACCAGGTGGGGCAGAGGGTCCATCGGGTGCCGATCTCGCCGTCGTGGAGGTCGACGAGGGCGACTTCGGCGAGGCCGAGGCGGATCGGGAGGTTGGTCACGTTCGAGTCCTTCCGTGTGTGTTGACTGCCCATACCGTCCCACGTGCGCCACAGGTTGTCAACCCGTACGATAGGGGGATACGACGTGTGTCAAACGATGATGAGGGCCACGACCCCCAACCACCCCAGATGCCACGCCTGATCCACCAGGGCGAGACCGCCACCGTCCAGCCACGCCCCGGAATGCCTACACGCCACGGCGAGGCGACGAAGCGGGATACGCCGATCCGCGATGTAGTGCGTGATCGCGGACACGGCCAGCGCCACGATGACTTTGACTGGCGATAGGTCCATATCGAGACGGTAGGAGACCACGACGACGACGATCGCGAGGGTAGCCGTGTATGTGGCTACATGAATGGAGCAGGCTATGCGGCCAGCCGCCCCGACAATGGCCTTCCGCTTGGCCTGCCAGTCTGTCTGAACCCAGTAGTCAGCGATCATATGAGCTATGTAGAGCATCACGAATATGGCCGAGAAACGGGATTCCATGACTTCCTCCGGTGGTGTTATCGCTTGTGACACCACTATCTATCAAGATCACAGATGGCAATACGCAAAAATACACAGATGGCGTGTCGTGTAGAAGACAACGGCCACCGGTGGTGTGCCGGGGGCCGTCGTCTTGGTTGTCGCTACTCGCCGACCCGCTTAGAATGGGACAGCGTGACCGGACCGATGTACCGATACATGATCCGGTACCACGCGAAATCGGCGGTACCCGGTAGCGGTGTCGCGGCGTAGGTAGCGAAGCATCGTCGGCACACAACCGCCTGGTCCACTTCGATCGTCATCTTTGGACTAAACCTGACACTAGCCATCTGGTCGGCGTGGCACGGGAGCTCTGAGACGAGTCGAAAAGTGTGCGTTGTCGCCCACCGTAATATCACGGCACCGGGGACCAGGTCACTAATCCGTGGAGTCCGAGTTTCCGGAATTACCACCCCGGTCGCGTCTTCATGATTCGTCGTGGCGGTCATTGCTGGTCTTCCTTCTTCCGTGGTTTGCGTTTCCGGGCCGTGGTAGTCGTGGTCGTGTTGAGGCGTATCGACAACGTCCCCCGTTTTGGGCGCTGCGGAACCTCGTACCCAAGGGTTTTGAGGATCTTCAGAGCGGCGAACGGATCGTCAACGATAGTGTCTGGCGACCGGTTGTACCTGGTCATGCCATAGGTGCCGTATCTGGCGGTTTCGAGCATCTCGGCTATCTCGGCCTTCCGGCGTTTCGCCGGACCCTCGATCGCGTTGACCTCGATGTATTCGAGGAGAAGTGTCTCGATCTCCGCGTTGTCGTGCTGATGCCGGTAGCGTTCTCCCGGCTGCGCGTCCGGCCCCCAGCACCGACGAAGCCATGGACAGTCGTTGCATTGGAACGAATATCCTGGGCCGCACATCGCGACACCGGCCGCGTCCCTACGTGGTGTGGTGTCCGGGTCGTCCTCCGCCCACCGGCGGATCTCCGCAACTCGGTCGATGACCATCATGACGTGCTCGTTGGTGAACGGGATCGCGAACGCCTGTTCGTCTCCGTTCGCCCGGTCGAGGTACAGGATGACGAGCCAGTGTGGGGACTGGCCGGCCTGTAGTTTCGCCACGGCGTAGGACGCTACTTGCATCACGTGGTCGTAGAACGCGCCGGATTGGCGTACGGCCTGCAACCGCCACTCCCCAACGGTCTTGAGGTCGAGGACCATGAGCGGAACGTCGAGGTCGATGTGACCTGGGATACTGAGGCCGGATGCCCGGAGTGTCACGTTTACCTCGGTTGTCCCAGCAGTGAACTGGTCCGTCATCCGTGGGAGCAGGCCGTTGTGTTCCCAGGTGCCGAGGTTCGCGGCCCGTCCCTCCCCAGGTGCCGGTTGATCGCTTGGTGGTGTTCTCGCGATCGCGTACGCGGCGAACCGAGTACAGCCGGAGAGGGCGGATATTCCCAGGTGGTGTGGGTCGCGTCGCCTGCTTTCTGATTCGGCCTCGAAGGCCCGGATGACGGCGGTCTTGACGATTCCAACGACCTCGGCGGGGTCGATGACCCCGTCGAGGTTGAGTCGGACGTAGTCGGTCACTGGGCGCATTCGCTGGTGTGGTCGCCGGTTGTCGCTACGGTGGTCGCGTCGCAGCCGCAGGGGAGGGTGCCAGTCCCGGCCGGGGCCGTCAGTGTTTCCGCTCCTTGGTTCTTCGCTGCCTCCTCCGCTGCGGACTCGGCCTCGGCTGTGGCCTTGGCCTTGTCCCGTGCCGTGACCTGCTCGACCAAATCACCGATGACCTGCTCAAGGGTGAACATGTCGTCGCCGTTGGACCATGCGAAGCGCTTGAGTGGGCGGGTCGTTCCGTTGTCGGGTTTCCGGTTCGCTTTCTTCCATGAGTTTTGGAGATCCTTAATAGTGACCTTCGGTCGTGCGATAGGCCGTCCAGTTCCTGGTTCTGGTTTGGCGATTTCGTTGAGAATGTCAACGACGGAACCATCGGGTACTGGTCGGCCCTCCATGTCTGTGACGATGACCTCATCGGGGATCGCGGCCGGCCGCTGTTCTGTGTCGTCGTCGTTGGGGTCGTCGTCATCAAGTGCCTCGACGATCGCGATCCCTAAGGTCGCCTCTGGGCATCCCAGGGCCACGGCCTTCGCCATGGCACGCCAGTAGAGCATGTTCGCGGCGTAGTTGACCCACGGGGATTTTTCCTTGACGAGGCCGGCCCCCAACGCCGTGGCGATTGTCCATTCGGCGATGAACGGTTCCCGCCCATCGCAGTATTCGAGGCGGACGACGGCGCGTTTGTCGGTGTTCTCGACGGGGACCAACTTGTGCCCTGCACGTACGGTGACGAGTGCTTTCATGAGTCGCGCTCGCATGGCGCAGTTTCCACGGTTGTCGAAGACGAGGTTGTCCGCAGCGACCATCAGGGGGATGTCGAGTGCCATTGCCCGGTACATCAGCGCCAGCACTCCGCCGGAGTCGTTGCGGAACGCCGGAGGAATACCGACCTCGGCCTTGGACAGGAGCGCGGCGAGTTGCATCTGTTCCGTGATGTTTCGGGGGCCGTCGTAGGGGAGGAGTAGACGGTTCGGGTGAATGATCGGTGTGGTCATGGCGCTCCAAACAATGATTGGGTGATCCGCCCCGCGTCAGGCGAACCACCCAATCATACACTTTAAGTTTCTGATTTCCTAGTTGGATACTCCACTCGTCGGACTACTTAGAGGTCATGGCGTACCGGTCTTAGACACGAGCCACGCGATCGACCACGCGGCCGGATATCCGACCAATACCACGGAGGCAAGCCACATATCCCCGGTCATACCGACGAGGAACGAGGCCATCCAGATGGTCCCAACAGTTTTGACCATAATGGATAGGAGCGAAGGTGCTTGTCGATCGTGTCGGACGAGGTCCACATGGGTGTCGAGCTTGGTGAGGGTCTTCACGGAACTCCTCCTATCGGTGTCGACGTCGGCGGGCAAGAACGATCCCGTCAACTATTCCGGCCAACAATGTCAACATCAGTACAGCAAGGCCGTAGTCCGCCCCCGCCCGCGCTCCGCCGATCGAGATAACCAGCAGGATCGACGAGATCGCGAAGACGAGCACGCATCCAATACCGAGCCAGAACCTGCTCCACGCTAGGTCGTCGTCGTGCTTTGGCTCATCCATGTTCGCAATCGCCTCTTGTCGGTGCACAGCAATCTGGCTCATGGTGTCTCCTTTTTGTGCGTGAAACCGATGTAGGCGAACAAACCGAACTGGTGCCCGACCATGAGCGCCTGGACGCGCTGCGCGCGCTCGGCCGCGCTCGGGTCGCACACTGCAAGGCCAGCGATCCCGTGGCGGATCGCTAGACCGCGCATCCACGGAAGGACCCAGGACTCGGCTAGTTCGTACCGGACACAGTCGATTTCGATGATGTACGTGATTCCAGGCCGGTCGGTCGCGGCCGGGTCGACATCAACGGTTATCGGTCGGTGCAGGCCGATGTCGATGCTGTCGAGGACGCCATGGATGCCGCAGATCCATGGGATCACCTGGTCACTTGGAACCTCGTAATCCTGTCCGTCTACCCACATGGTGATCATCATTGTGTCGTCCCAACGTGCGCGTGAACCATGATCGACCACATATTTGGATACACGGTGACGGCACTGACGGTAGTGCCAAGAGCGTCATGTCTAGTCGGCTGTGTCACGGCACCAACAATCGTCTGCCACCTGACAAAAAGTGTCTGGTTTGGGCATGCCACGTAGATTTGTCGTGTTGTTGTTAGGACCTCTACAACATCAGGTTGCCCCGCTTCGGCCACTACGGCGGCTAGCCAGTGGAGGACCTCGTCCATTGGAGTCGTCGTGGAAGGTGGCTGAATTGGGATTTGTCTCGTGACCTTGGACACTCCAACGGCCGGCACTGCGTTTTCCTGGTCGACCATACCACTCCTTTCTACACACGTAGTGTAGCATTTCTCAAAGAAATACGGCACGCTGGGTCGACTATCTATGTTCCGTCCAGTCCGTGGCTACCTCACCTCACCAGTGGCGTCATCGTGCCTGCGGTTACGTTTCGGTAATCCACATATCCGACACGCGAGTGGATCGTAATAGTCACGATCGAACTGGTGGGCATCCACCAGTGCCGGCCCGACTGCTCGTCGTTCCAGTGGTTGTGGCTCCCCTGGTACTGGATTGTCGTCCATGTCGTCGTCACAGAAGTCATGTAGCACACAGTTATGGTCAACTTTGGTTGTTGAGTGGTCAACCCCACACTAAACGGCCCGGGAAAAGTCACCGGGCCATTCGGATGTGTGGTCGTGGCCGACCGAAGTCGAACGGCCGGAGTTCCACCCAGACGTTGACGTTGTGGCCTAGTGACGATCAGACCGCGTGTCACGGACCGGTTCGGAGGTAAGGCCAGGAAGGTTGGCCTGGGCGAACTGGGATCGTGGAACAGGGATTAAACGCTTGGATCCGTTGCTCCAGGCGGGGACGTAAGTTCCCGCCAAACCGCATCGCGCGAGGATATCGGCATCGCGCTGCCCGTAGGCGGCCAAGACGCTCGGGGCGCCGGCGTTGTCGTGGTACGGGGTTCCGTCGGCGGTGAGGAACCGGACGCGGCCGTGCAGGAAGAGCAGGGATGACGCCCGCTGCCACACCTGGTTGACGAACCACGATGTCTCGGTGCGAGCGAACACGAGCGCGGTGCCTTCGCCGTGGTCGGCGAGTTTGGTGATCCACCGCACGGCTTCCCTGCTGTACGGGGGATTGAGCCATATCCGGCCGTGCCAGGTGGCGGACAGGCCATTGTCGGGACGAGTGATGTGCCGGGCCGCCGTGGGACGTAGGCGGGGCAACGGCGCGGCGCACGGGTCCAGGTCGAAGTCGCCGAGCGCGTCGAGGATCCACGGTGGCGTGAGCCAGGTGTCCGACAGCATGCACGATGACTGATGGCCACCTATCGCTTTCTTCTTAGTCATCCCAAGGCCCCGGTCGAATTCGGGAAACATTCGTGGTTGTCGTGGTTGGCTGAATGGCGTTATGTCGTCCACAATGATTCACATCCTGGAATGCCAAACGGCCGGAGTTCCCCCCGGCCGTTGACGTTGGCCTAGTGATGATCAGACCGCGTGGTACCACGGGCCGTAGACCACGGTGCGCCGAACAACCGACGCTGACGCTGGAACATCCGTGCCATTGTTCCGGCTGTCCACCATGACGTCGTAGTTGTAGCGCCGGGCGTTCTGTTCGGCCTCGTATCGGTTCGTGCCGTCCAAGGTCTTCGGGTGGATCTCATCGTGCCCGTTGGCCCAGGAGATACACGCCGCGTACTGGACACTGGTACTGGAGGACCATGGATCGGTGGTTTTAGGCGTTGCCGAGGACATATGACGCGTCTGGTTTCGGTAGTGGCCCCAGGCGTGACCAATCACATGCGACGCGTCTGGATACTTACCGACGACATAGTCACGATATTCGCCATACAATTTCGCATTCCGTGGCCAGTCGTCGTTCTCGTCCATGATCTTTGCTATCACGTGTGAGTGGGAGATACGACGTGCCGGTTCGGTGGAGAGCCACTCAGTGAACGTCATAGTCGTTGTTTGCCGAAGGATGATGATTTCCATAATGGTTTTTAAGATTTCCATTTTGTTATCGTCGAGTTCGTCAACGATTTGATCGACTAGTGTCGAGTGTCCACCGATGTCCGACTCGGTGTCGACAACGACGATCGCGTCGAGGACGTCAGCGAAGGCGGGAGGGATTAGGGACGGATCTCCGAGGGCGAGGGTTACCAGAGATTCGGTTCTGTCGTTCACGGTGTCTCCTTAATGTGTCGCGCGTTGCTTAGATATACGATACCACAGGGTTAGTCATACTCGCCCATCATGGGCATGCCGGAATCGGAGCGACATCGGTCACACACTGGCGACGCGATCGGGCCGCCATAGCGCCATGGGTGCCTTCTCCGACACCGGGCGCACGGGCCGGCCCTCGTATGGTCATGCTTCGGTCCGCGACCAACGACCCCAGCAGCGCTCATCGCCTCCCTCCACCGGGCTACGTGAGGGCAGGTGCCCCAGTGCGCCCTGCGACGGGACCGGCCCTCCGGCTCCTCGGATTCGGTGACCGGACGGATCGTGTACCCAGCCCTGCCACCGACAACGACGAGATCACCGTTCGGATCCATGTCTACGTCCACCGGAATCATCACGGTGTGGTCTCCGGTGAACGGGACGAGGGTCACCATCGACCCACATGGGCACGTGATCTGACTCGGACTCGGCACGGCGGTATCACGCGACACGGCGCGCCTCCTCGGCATCGAGCACGGCGCGGAGCGCGGTCGTGGTGATCTGGTTCTCGGCAGCGATCGTCCCGATCGGAGTACCAGCCGCGAGTCGGGTCCGGGTGCGGAGCAGACCGCGCTGAACATATTTGTTGATCGTCTGCGGAGTCACGGCGTACCGGTCCGCGAGCGCGGCCGTATTCGTTCCGGACAACCAGAGACGGAAGATGCCGCGCGCGCCGGACTCGGTGATCCGTCCCCTACCCAGTTGGGCGACAACGGGTGCCATGAACGGGGCTGCCGCGATGAGAAGCGTCTCCGCGACACGCGCTGGGTCGTGTCGGTGTTCGCGTGGCATGCAGGCGTACGCCCGTTCCGCAGCGAGGCGCGCTCCGAGCGGAAGTGTGATCGTCATATCGGTGCCTCCATTGGCTGGTCGTACCTCATAGCGTAGTTACTGACATTGAAATACACAACTATGAGTTGCGCTTTCGGTAGATCCATCCCCCCGAGTCACGGCCCGGACCACGGCGCTACGGAACCGTGCCTTCGTGTGGGGGGTGGGGGGGTTTTTCTTCTTGGTACTTCTTAAAAGAGGTACTTCTTCTTTTAACGACGGCTGGTTAGGCCCTATGGAGCCGTCGATGGTGCGACCTGCGGAAACACCGTGTTCGAGCACGTCACGCCCATTGACGGATTCACCATGCACTGAAAATCCGTCGATGGTGCGACCTGCGGAATTGCTGAAATGTGGATAACCCATCACAACATGCTGGACAATCCTCGTGGTTCACGCATACCCCATCGAATCAACTGGATAGATATCGTCTATGCTTGACACGACGCGGGAACTTTGGCTGGTCCTTCGCGCGCCAACGGCCCCCGACTGGTGAACCGGGGGCCGTTGGCATTCACTCGTGTTACGCGGTAGTCGTCGCTCGTTTCCGCCTCGGCCGGCCGGTTGGCCTGGCGCGCTGTGTGTTTCCAGCGTGGTCGAGTCGGCCTGTCTGTCGCCCCCAGGTCTCGATCTCCCTCGGGTGCCATACCGGGTCGCCCGGCAATGGCAGTGATGGCGGCAACGCGTCGGAACGAGGCATGGTCTCATCCCCAGCACCCTCGATTTCGAGTCGGACGCGCTTTCCTCGTAGCACCTTGACCCGGTAGTAGGAGATTCCAATCCGCTCACCAACACCTTCCATGGTCAACAGTTGGGCGGCGGAGAGGATACGCCGGACTGTTCCCGGGTCATTGGCAATCGCCGTGATATCGGCTTCGTCGAGGGTGCGAACGTCAAACATGGGGATACCTTTCTGGGGTGTGCGTGCTTCGGAAATGCACTCTACATGGTTTCGTTTAGCCATCCGGTTGCCCGTTCTACCCAGACGTACCGGAACGGATGGTTGACCAACCTCGTTAAAAGAGAGTTAGCTTGTCGTCACTCTCCGGGGAGGTTTCCATGGCTGGCTTCGGCGAGACTTCGCGCGAAGTGCTCATGTTCTGTCGGATGACCGACAACATCTCGTCACGTTCTACACGTTCGGCCTGGGTCATCATGCTTTCTGCCAGGTCCTCACAACTGGTGATGATCGATATGTTTCCGGCAACACCATCGAGGTCGTGTCCGGGTGCGGCCCGGCGCGACCGGACGTTGATGACGTTGACGAGCCGGGCGCGTACGGCGTCGTGGCACTTCTTGCAAATGTTCGGGGCGTCGTCCATACGGGCTTTGCGAGAAGTGATGATCACGCCAGACCCGGAGTTGCAGTAGGCCAGGCCATCGGCGATGACGAGGTGGAGGCGTGCCCCGCGTCGGGTGGTGACGTATCCCATCTCGACGTCCCAGATCTCGCTCACTTTTACTCCCCGGCCGTTGTTGTGTAGCTCCAAGTTTAGTTGATAGCATAGAAACGCGCAACCCAAGGGTTCGCATTTATGACCAGCCAAAGTCACCATGGAGGTACCTATGACCACCAACGAAACCAGGCAACTCTACTGTGTGATCGACTCGCTACAGAACGACGTCGCGAACCGTGATGCCCTCATCGAGTCACTAGAAAAGACCATCAACGCACTACACGAGGAGTTGCGCTGCCGTGACGTAGATGAACTGACCGGCATGCACAACCTCCGGTGGCTTAGGGAATTCTGGTCCGGCCTTCGCCAGCCATCCCAGACGATCGGAGCCGTGGCGTTCATCGACGTAGACCTGTTAAAGCGGGTCAACGACACCTATGGCCACAAGATTGGCAACCGGGTGATCACCCATGTCGCGGCCGTGCTCATCTCGTCCGGGTGCTATGGCGTCCGGTACGGGGGTGACGAGTTCCTTCTCCTCATTCCGGCCGGCTGGGACGCAGCCGCCACCATCAACAAGATCATCGACGAGATCTCGGCGTGTCCTATCCCGACCAGGGACGGTGAGATCACTGTCGTCGTGTCGTGTGGAGCGCGGGTGGTCAAGGACGACATCGATCTTTACAAGATGATCCATGACGCTGACGTGGCCATGTACGAGGTGAAGCGCGCCCGATCCGGTGCGGCCGGGTGCCGACTCGTCGAGTAGCCGGTCACGGCGGAACGGAACGGCCCGGCCTGGTCACGACGACTGGCCGGGCCGTTCCGTGTAACCCAACAGATAAGTACTCACCATAAAGTTGCGGATTTATTTGTGGCACGGTAGACTCACGGGGACGCACGAAAACGCCGCGATACACACCGAGGAGAAGCCGTGAACCTAGACATCACCACCATCAGCAACATGTGGGGGGAGTATGGGCACTACGCGATCGTCGCGGCCCTCGGAATCTCCCTCGCCCTCCTCATCGCCACAATCCGACGCGTCACAGGACGCAAGACCACCACCAAAGACCGTGACGTACTCAGCAACGCCGTTACCCTCATGGTCCTAGCCCTCACGGCCGAGGGAATGTTCTGGGTCCTCACAACCAAGTTGTCCATGCCCCTTCCCTGGTGGCTCGCAATATTCGTGTGCGCCGTGGCCGAAGGATTGATGGTCAACTTCTTTAGGCTCGCCAAGGACTTCCAAGACCGCCACGGCCGGCCCGGACCGTTCGGTACCGCGTTCTGGATCGTCGCCATCGCCGAAGGCGCGATAGTCGCCCTCGCCTCCAACAACATCGTCGAAATCGCCCTGCGCATACTCCTCCCCCTCGGCGTGGCACTCCTCCACTGGATAAAACTCACAGCCGAGAACAGCGAGGAGAACCGGGGTCAGTTCCTGTGGACCCCCCTCAACCTCATGATCCGACTCGGCGCGTGGAAGCCCGGGAAAACCACCATCACCGAGGCCGAGGCCAAGAGGTTCGAGGAAAAACTGACGAACGCCGCGTACATGCTCGCATCAGCGCGGTGCTTCAAGAATCGCAAACGTCGCAGGGTCCGGAAGATGATGCTCAAGGCCGACCCAACAACCGCAGCATCCGTGATCGCGCACCTCGAACTCGCCTACGGCATTGAGGCACGCATCGCGGCCGTCACGAAAACCGGTACAGAGGCAGTCAAGGCCGCCAGCGGAACCCAGACCCCGGCTATAGATACCACCGCAGGCGTGGATGCACTCCCAGTGGCCACCAACGGCCACCGGGACAACGGCAATCCCGTCCTCGACATCCAGGCAACCCCGGTCAACGGCCACCGGCACAATGGCAACCAGCCCGCACTCGCCAGCACACCAGCGCGCAGGACTATGACAGCCCTCGCCATGACCACGGCCGAACGCGACGCTGATATCGTTATCCGCCACTGGGACGCACTGACCGGCCTTATACAGGCCGGCACCCTGTGCCGATCCGCGATCGAACGCGCGTGCACCGTCGGAGACGACAAGGTGCTCGCCCGGCAGGCGAAGCGTGTCCTGGACATTATGACCTGCGCGAATACCCTCGACTCTGGCATGTCGATCGAGGAACGGGTTGCCATGGCAATCAAGATGATTGCCAACGGACAGAGGTGACCACCACCACCACGGCCCCCGGTATACCGCCGGGGGTCGTGTTGTATGTCTGGTCTGGAGGATCACCCAGAAGGATGACCGGTATGGCTTGGATAGCCCTAACGCGTCATGTAGACTATGGGCATGACGCAGAACACGAACACCACCGCACGGACCGTCGCCAACCTCACCGCATCGATCCGACGGACAACCGGAGTCGTCCGCGACAACCACGCACGCGAACTCATCAACCACGTTGGAATCGACCTGGTGTCAATGCTCGTCGGGGCGTCCGACCGATACCACTCCGCCGAGCGCGCCCTGGACGAGGCCGAGGCGACAATGATCAACGCCATGGACGCGATCCACCGGATGATCGACCCCGACCCGGTCCGTAACACCAGGTACCTCGTCGAAGCTATCGCGACGACGGCGCGCTGCTACGTGTCGGCCCTAGACGATGGCACCGAGGACGACCGGGCGCGTGCCCGGGAGTTGTTCATCGAGGCGACCGGTGACGTCGCCGGAATGATGACGACGACGGAGGGGCGTGCCGAGGTTCCGATCCTGGCCTTCGCCGCTATGTCATCCGCCATGGCGGAGAGGACCGAACAGGCGACCAAGGACGCGTACCGCGCGATCCAAACCGTGATCAATAACAAGTTCAACTGACAACAACCACGACGACGGCCCCCGGCATACCGCCGGGGGCCGATCCATTGGGTTGTGAGGTACGCCATACCAACCCGTACGGCCCGTACGCCCCCCGTACAACCGGTGGGCATACGCGTGTCTGTATCCCGTACGCCTCCGTACGGCACGCCCCGTACGCCTAAATCCGATCATGGTTATGGGCAGTTTCCCGTACGGCGCGATCCCGACCGTACGGCCAGTACTGGGACCGGCGTGCTGACGTACGGGGACCGGCGTACGGCCGTACGGGCCACAAGGGGGCGTACGTGGTGGTTGGTGTACGGAGTCGTACGGGTATTGGTGTACGTGGTCGTACGGGATCGTGGCGTACGGTCAGACCGCCGTACGGCCTCCCCGTCCGTACGGACGTACGGCCCGTACGCTGGCCGGTTTCCATACGCTGGTTCCGTACGGCCTCCCCGTACGCCGATCCCTATATGCCGTGACGCTGGGCCGTACTCCGTACGGTGCCTTGTTGGCGTACGGGTTGTACGGGGACGCAGGGTTGTACGGCTCGTACGGCGTACCCACCGGTCGGCCCCGTACGGACTGGGCATCGACCGGAGGAGTTCTGGCGTGGTCGTACGGTGTGCGGGCGTGCGTGCCGTACGCGGGTCTGTGTACCGGATCCGTACGGCCGGATTCGTACGGGGCGTCAGTCGTACGCGTACGGGCGTACGGGGCGTCAGTCGTACGCGTACGGGCGTACGGGGCGTCAGTCGTACGCGTACGGGGTGGTTTGCGTACAGGAGCCGCACGAAGTCGTACGGGTCGAGTCCGTGCGGTCGGGGACGTAGGGGCGTACGTACGGCGTGCCCGTACGGCGTACGGACAACCAGCAAGCATGACCCCATAGGTTGGCTATTTCCTGGCATGCCGGTATACTGATTGGAGACCATTTAGGGGGAGCGCATGACAGAACACCCGAACAACAAGACCCCACTCGACATCAACGAGTTGATCACCGTTCGGACCCCAATGGGCGCACAAATCACCCTATACCGAAATTCTCAGTCGTACCGGGTCACTGCTACCGACTGCTATACCCGACGACTCCGCGAACCAGCGACGTTCGTCACCGAGCAGCCCGCCCGTGACCAGGCCCGAGTCTGGACCCTCGAACTGCTCCGCGACCACACGACGTTCGAGGTCGAAACCATACGCAACGGAACCACCAACCGATACACCGTCGACATGGAGGCAAGAAAGTGACCTCGTCCGTACTCGCCGCGCTACTCGCCATCGCAGCCGGCCTCTACATTTTTTTCTCGTCTAACCGCCTTTCAACCGCCGCGATGGTCATCGCATTCATCACACTCGGTTATCTCTCCGGGAACACCGGAACCACGTTCGGCGGTTGGGTCGCCGGAATCGTTTCCGGCGTGACCATGCTCATTGACTGGGTGGCATCACTATTCTAAGAGCGCCATCATCTACGCAGTGTTATTGTCAGGGTGTCAGGGTGTCAGGGTTTACAGTCACCCAGACACCCTCCGGACAGCCGCGAAATCCCTGGTAAACGGTCTTTCTCAAACGGCCAGTGCACCCTGACACCACTCACCCCAGACACGTCACACACAGTGAGGAACGATGACTACGTCAACACCACCACCGACCCCTACCGCGCCAACATCAACCCAACCGGCCCCACCACCGGCCCAACAAGCACCGACAACCCAAACCGAAACCCTCAAACCAACTACACAACGTCGCCGTCCAAAGATCAACCGCGAGACAGCGATCGTGATAGCCCTGGTCGTAGCCACGGCCGAGCTCGCCCTAGTCGCGGCCATCGGATCCTGGGCACGGTGGCTCATCATCCATGCCGCAATCGCCGTGATCGCCCTGATCGTGTTCCTCGCCAAGTTCGGACGGAACCGCAGACGCGCCACCGGCAATGGCACTGGCGGAGGCCGGGGACGTGGACTCGCAGGACTCCTCGGCGGACACGGCCGGGGCAACGTCCGGGGCAACGGCAACGGCACTGGCGGAGGCCGGGGACGTGGACTCGCAGGACTCCTCGGCGGACACGGCACCGGAGCTGGCGGAGGCCGGGGACGTGGACTCGCAGGACTCCTCGGCGGACACGGCCGGGGCAACGTCCGGGGCAACGGCAACGGAAATGGCAATGGCACTGGCGGAGGCCGGGGACGTGGACTCGCAGGACTCCTCGGCGGACACGGCCGGGGCAACGTCCGGGGCAACGGCAACGGCACCGGGACCAACTGGGGAAGTCGTGGCAACGGACTCGGAGGACTCTTCGGAGGCACCGGAGGCGGACACGGAACCGGAGCTGGCGGACACGGAACTGGACGTGGCACCGGAGCTGGCGGACACGGAACTGGACGTGGCACCGGAAGACACGGAGGAGGCCTCGACCTGTTAGGCCACGGTGGCGACAAGGACAGTCACGGCCTCCTCGCCAGCACCTTAGGCGAAATCAAGAAGGGCTGGAACGCAGCCGCCACTAAAGACAAGGAGGATCCCGACACCGAATCCGAACCCGACGACATCGAACCCGAACCCGACAACACCGAAGAAGAACCGGCCGGCCAGGAAACGCCAGACACACCGGCCACATCACAAGGGGAATCAACCAAGATGGTCAAGACACAAGGAACTCCGAGCCTCCAAGCGTGGGGACGATGCCTCCCATCCGTCGAACAAGCCCTGCTGGAAAAGCAGCGCGAACTCCGGCGCGTCGAGGCAGACCTGGAAAACATCGCCGAGGCAGTATCACGCCTCCATAACCAGGGCGAGCAAGAACTGCCGGCCTCGCCGAAACTAGTCGCCCTCCTAGCCGACGTCCAGGCGTCCCTGAACAGACTTCCACTGGTGTCCGAAGTCATCGGAAAAATCGCTAGCAACGCGAACGCGCTCGCACCGCTTTACCGCACCGAACACACCGGAGACGAGGACCGACTTGCCGGTATGCGTGGTGGTGTCGAGCGGGAAAAGCGCTCCGACGTCGGAGAAGCACAAAAAGACACCTGACCGACCCAATCCAGAGAGGAGGACGCCGTGAAACACCCCACCACAAAAACAACCAGCCACGTCCCGTCCTACGCGTTGATCGGCCTCCTCGGGCCGGTCGTAACGGCACTCGCCTGCCAGACCATCCCGGGTATTCCGGCCGCAGTACCAACAGCGGCCGGCGTGCTCCTCGCCATCGTCACCTACGCGGCCCGGAACACCCGGTCGACAACGGCGACCAGGGCCGCCCTCACGGCCCTGTTCGTCGCGGCCGGCTCGATCTGGGCTAGCGTCGCGGCTACGGCCGGGATCACTCCCCTCGGGTGCGTGGTCCTCGCCGTTGGCGTAACCATCGGAACAATGGTCATGCTCGCCATACCAATTCCACTCACCAAGGAGGAACTCGAAGCGATCGCTGCGGCCGAGGCAGCGGCACTCGCGGAGGCCGAGGCTGCGGCTGCGGCTGCCGACCCCAACTATGGGCTTCCAGCTGGCCGGACCAGGCAGGAAGAGACCATGCAGGCCCTACTCCGCCGTTTGTCCAATACCAACATCTCAGTCGTAAAAATCGAATCGTGGGAGACCCCGGACGACGGCATGGACATCCGGGTGTCCCTAGTTGAGGGAATGGAACCAAAGGACCTCGTAAACCTATGCGGAAAGATCCAATCAACTCCGCAACTCCGACTTCCGCAGGGATGTGTAGTAACTGTCCTCGACGGGGACTACCAATGCGAGGCCGTTATACGGGTCATGCTCCGTGACTGCCTCAAGGACCACATCATTTTGGATGAGTACGAGTCGGCAACCCCAGCCTCGATCAATGACCCGTTCCCACTGATGCGCTCCCCACAGGGCAACTGGTTCACGGTCTGCCTCCGCATCTTCTGCATGATCGTCGGTGGAACCACGGGTAGCGGTAAAACCACCCTCCTCAACCGGATCATCGCCTATTTGGCGAGATGCACCGACGCGCTAATCTGGGTAGTCGATTTCAACGGCGGCGGACTCGGCGCGCCGTGGAACCGACCTTTCGAGGAGGGAAAAACCACCAAGCCGATCATCGACTGGTTGGGCGACACCGAAGAGGAATCAGCCGTGATCATGGCATGCGCGAAGGGTATCGCGAAGGGCCGCAAAACCGACCGCGAATCAGTTCAAATGCGCCGTGACGCAGGCACTAACGTCCTTCCCCTAAGCCCCAAAAAGCCTGCCATCGTCGTCCTCACAGACGAGGGCGGGGAGGTACGCCAGGCCGCCAACGTCCTCGGCCAGATCGTCTGCTCGCAAATCTCTAGCCTCGCCCAGATTGGTAGGGAAACCGGAGTTCGCGTAATAATGTCCGTACTACGCGGTACCGCAGACCTATTGGACAAGGCACTTCGCACCGTGTGTTCCATCCGGGTGTGCCTCCGCATGGACGAGGAAGGCGAGTACGACCACGTCCTAGGCCGCAACCCGGGACGTGTACGCCTCATGCACACCGGTTCCGCATGGATCTACCGGACAACACAGGACTACCGGCCAGTCGTCGGCCGGTCGGTCGATGTTCCCCCCGCGTTCGTCGAACAGCACGCTATCGACTGCGCGAACCTACGACCAGACCTCGACAAGGCCGGTCAGGCCATATGCGCCAACATCAAACTTACAGACGTGTTCGCCGGACGCGACCCGGGGAACTACGAGGAGTTGTTGGACCACCCGGCGCTCGTCGATGTCACCACCGGAACCGCCTACACCAGGCGGCACCAGCGGCGCGCCGAACGCCTCTCCGCGATAGAACGTGGCGAGGACCCCGACAGTCAGGCCGGCCGTCGTACGGCGACCACGGACGTCCCAACCGCACCACGCGCCAGTTCCGCCACAGCGAGTCTTCTTAACCAGGTCGACAAATTGGGAACTGGTAGGAAATCGGCCCCTGCGGCACGCGCCACAGCGCCAACAACGACACCGTCCGAAACCGATGTGTTCAATGCGCTGACCAGCGGAAAGCACCTAATGCTCGAAGGGCACTGCCCGATAGACACTACCAACACCACTTTCCCGGCATCGGCCCCGACGACCGGGGAGACCATCCCCGACGCGCCAACCACGACGCTCCGCGAGCGCCTCAACCTGATGCTGACCGACATCTACCCAAATGGCCTCAAGGCCGGGGAGATCGAGGCGACCCTGAAGGCCGAGGTGTTCCGGTACTCCAGGGGAAATCTGTTCGAGGTGCTGAAGGCCATGGTCGGGAAGCACGGCGAGTTGGACAAGGTAGACGACCGGTACTACCGGACGCTCGTCTGACCGGTGAACGACGAAGGCCCCGGGATCATCCCGGGGCCTTCGCTATGTCGTGTCGCTAGGCTAACGATCCAATCGTTGGGAGATTATCCCAGTCGATCGGTGCTCGGGCCGCTTCTATCCGGCCGGCCGCGTCCAGTCCGGCACGAACGAGTACGAGTATCTCCGCCTCGCCGATTCCTGCCAGATGCGCCATGGTCACGGAATCGATGACGCGCTGGCGCTCGCGATCGGTTGTCATACAGCCAGGGTACGCCTGGGGTATAACATTCGCCATTTGCCTATGATGACAGCCCCGCCACTGACAACACGCCATTATGGCGTATTATGAAACATGGTCAAACCAACAGAAAGGACAATAATGATCGACCACACTTACGGAATCGCAGAGGAATCAGGCACCTGGTACATCACCGTAGATGGAGAAATATCCAGGAATATCACCTATGTAACATCGAAGTCCGCCCAACGCATCGCAGACAAACTCACCACGGCAAGCAATCTGTGGACCGGCGTCTTCGCCATCGAAACCAAGATCGCGCAAGCTCTCAAAAACGAGCCATGGCCCTACGGCGCGACGTGCGTCAACCACGGAACAGACACAGACCAGGAATGGATACTCACCGAGCCATACCGCTCAGATGAAGTCGTTAGACTCGTCAACCCAGATCCAACCGGATACGTCCAAATTAGCGTCTACACCAGGCCGCTATACGAAATAGCATGTCTGGTGGCCGATATCGACCCGGACACCGACGAATCGATTAGCGCAGAATTCTGCGATTACGGACACGGCCAACTCGTTCCAGAGGACGCTAATCCACCAGAGGTTGTCAAAAGCCGACTCAACCACCGACGGTCTATCGGAATTCACATCGAGAAGACCATCGAATATGATGCGAGACTCGACCTTCTCGAATCCGCGAAACTCATGATCAATTGTTACACGAGACTTCAATACGCGTCCGCGTGCTCGATCATGGGAACCGCGCTGCTCGAAGACGAACAAGTAATGCTCATCGTCCTACTTGACGTTATCAAGGGAATGGGGATGGAACTCGACATTCCCAACGTTCCAAACGATCTGGTAACAACCAATCTCGCCTATAGCCGCGCGGCGGGAATCATTACCGAGAAACACGACGACAAATGACCAACCCAAAAGGATGGAACCTAGCAACGGAAACGAACATCAACCCGATCGTCACGATCGTTGAACTCGTTTCCATCACAGGGCTTAGCCGTTGGACCGTCCGGGAAATGCTAGTCCGCTACCAGGTACCACCACTCCCAAGAAACGGAACCCGTGACACCATCCGATACCAACGCCAACACGTCCTCTCCGCTATCGAGTCAATGACCGGAAGAGGAAACAGAAACCGAAGGAGCAAGCAGCCATGATGACGCAGACCCATGGCGTGACCGGTCTAGCAATGTGGATGTCCGGCGACGCACTTGCCCGCGCACTCGGCGCAAACCATCCTTACTACGTGACAATCGCCGGTGCCCTCATAGCGTGGGGTGCCGCGAAGGCACCCGACATCGACAACCCCAACAGCCGACCCGGCCGGCAGGTCAACAAACTGATCCCCGGACTTAGCGACATGATCGAATCTGTGGTTGGCCACCGTGGCCTCACCCACTGGGCCAGCACCGGCATAGCCAACGGAGTAACCCTGGGTGCCATCGCCTCACTCATCAACCCGTCGATGTGGTGGATCGGCCTCGCCGTGACAATCGGCTGGCTCACCCACATAGCCGGGGACTGCTGCACCTACCGTGGGGTGCCGGCGTACGGTCCGTTCAACCTAGATCCGATCCGCCTGCCATACGGATACCGAATCGAGTGCGGAGGTCAGATCGAGACCAGAATCGTCTACCCACTGACCGTCGTCTGGGCACTATCGGTGTTCACGACGTCGGTTGCGCTCACAGTGTTCTCTTGATAGGTGACCCACCAATGAAAATGATCATTCTTTCGCTTGTAGTGGTCGTCCCACTGATGTTCACCGTTGGTGCCACCATCGGATACCGCGCCGGGCTACGCCGGAACCAGGCCCTCAGCCTCCGCACCCTCGGCCTGTCCACCACAACCGTCAACCGCTACCGAGACGCTATGCGTCTTCTCAACGGCATGGTCGAGGCGACCATCCTCGACGGGCCGTTCGCTGGAAACATACTGACCAGCATCACCGAAACCGAGGCCCGGAGACTCGTCACCGGGTACCGCAACGAGATGGGAATCGCCAACCGATGAACCGCCACGTACGAACACTCATCGCCCTCGGCCTGGTCGCCGTAGCAGCGTCGACAACGGCCGGGTGTTCCACCCGCGCGAATTCCGACGAGATCATCCTGTACTACGCGTCGGGTGCCGGGGAGAACAAGCAGTTCAAGGAGTGCATCAAACCCGGCGAATCCGGGTCGTACCCCATCGACGATGAGATCTACGCCCTACCAACTAGCCAGCGCACGTGGAACATCCGGCCGGCCGGTGGCGACTCGAAAGATCCGATCACGTCTGGTTCAAAACCGTCTGCCGACGGTCAACCAGGACCGTCCGTTTCGGTCTTCGCCACGGCCGACTTCTACCTCAACGTCGACTGCGCCGGGGGTGAGTCGTCCCCAATCGTGCAGTTCTGGGAGCGAACCGGACGCCGGTACGGAATCGCGTCGGACGGCGAGGACGGATTCGACCAGAAAAAGTGGATCACGATGTTGATGAACACCTTAGTCCCGGCCGAGGAGAAGGCGCTGCGCGAGCAGACCATGCGGTATCTCGCGGACGATCTGGATGCAAACCTCGGGTCCGTGTGGTCGAAAATCGAGGCCCAGTTGGGGGACACGTTCATGGCAGAGTTGAAGGCGAAGCTGGGTGGCGAGTTCTTCTGTGGCACCGGGTACGCCGGTGGCCGGAAGACCACCTGGGATGAGCTGGTCATGAATACGGACGGCACCACGGGGACGCGGAAGGCCGAGGGGACCTGCCCACCGATCCGAGTCTCGATCTCAGACATCAACTTCACTGACGCTGGCATCGCCGAGGCGCGGAACAAGGTGTATAAGGCCAAGACCGAGGCGGAGGCAGCATTGATCGCGGCACGGGCCGATGTGGACAAGGCCGCCCTGTTGTCGAAGGCCGCGAACGACCCTGCGTACCTTCGGCTCAAGGAGATCGAGGCGCAGTTGGAAGCCGCGAAGGCTTGCGCCGCGAACCCGAACTGCACCCTAGTCATTGGCGCTGACGGAGTCGAGGTAGGAAAGAAGTAACCTGGATGATCGGCAAATACGGGGCGGACATCACTATCTGGTGATCCAATCCGATACGACGAAGGCCCCCGCCATGTCCGTAGCGGGGGCCTTCGTGCTGGTCCCGACTGTCGCCCAGTCGCAGAAAACGACAGCCGTCCCGTGATCCTAACCGCCGGACCCACAACCGCAACTGTCGACGCAACACATCGGCTCCTCCCCGGACACCTCCGCCACGTCATGCATCCCAGCTGCCGTGCCCTCGTCATAGAACCTCGTCGCTGCGGACACGATCGCCCCTGCCGCAGCGATCCACGCGCCACGGATTGCCTCCGGCAACTCCAACCACTCCGGCATTGGCCGGCCGAGGTAGTTCTTCCACCCCACCGAATCGCCGTACGCCCTGTAGCCGACCTCGCCCAGCACGATCCCTCCAAATAGAATATCGATCAACTCAACCGGTACGTCCAGGAACTTGATCGTCACAGACTCGCCCTGGCTCACGACTCGTCACCTCCGCCGTCGTCCTGCAGACCCCGGGCCTTCCGGTAGTAGCGCAAACCGAAGTGCACCGGCAACCACACGATCAGGCCACCCAGGATCGCCGCTGTGACCTCCCCCGGGATATAGGTCACTATCAGGTCAGTCCACGGCGATGTGCCCGTGTCGCCATCCCAGGACGCGAACAATTCCCATCCAAGTACGGCTGCCGTGGCACCGAGGAACCAGGCGCTTTTCCATCCACCTTTGATCATCATGTGATCATAGATCTAGTGGATAGAAGCCGTTCACGCCGATGTACCCAGCGGTAGTGAAATCCCAGGCTCGCACAACCCCACCTGTGTCTATTTCAATCTTCGGTGTCAACGTCGCCGTTTGCCCACCGTAACAGGACAAGCAGGTGATAGATAATGGGCGATATCCGATTGGCATTAGACCAATTTGAATGCCATTTGTTGTAGTTCCAACTCCAATATTTCCAATCAGTTGAACAGAATTTGGGGGAGAGGACGGAACACGATATGAGAATGGCTGGTAGCCAGCCCGATTCGTCCACAAATTTAATAAGGTAATTCGATTCCACCCAGTCAATCCGGCTAGGCCAATAACATGGCATCCAGATGGAGGACTCAACACAGCTATAACCCTAGTCCCAACCATCATCGGACCGAGTAGGCTCATGCACCGAATTGGCTGAGTCGTTCCATCGAGAATAATCCGTGGTGTCCCGTTAGAGGACGACGTCGTGATGGTCCCTGGACGCAGTTTCCACACCAGACCGAGGCGCTCGGCATTATCAACGATCGACCGTACCAACTGCAAAGTAGCAGCATCCGCCGGTGAGTCATTTGTGATATTTCGTATGTCGTCAACTATCCTGGCGCGTCCTGCGGTTTCCTCCATCCGTTTCCGTTCAAGGATTGCCTGGTGCGCAGACATCATAGTCTCATTCATCATTCGTCCTCACTGGCCGCGTAGGTGCGACTCAGTACATGTCGCATGGTTCCATTGCCAGACAACGTGATTGTCCACCCGATTTCCAACCAATTCTCTCCGAGAAACCGGACGACGTCGTACGCGTCGTGTCGGGGGTCTGGTGTCGTATCGCACTCGAGTTTTTCAACGATCGTCTCTTGTATTCCGATCGTGCGCGCGTACACCTGAGCCTGCGTGACCGACGTGACTTGGATATCCCGTACGTCGGGCAACACGAACCCACGGTTCATGACCGAGTGGGGGGCAGTCGCCGGAACGTCATAGGTTCCGACGATTGGGGCATTGGACAGTCCGGTGTCGTTGGACACGACCACGAACCGGTTCGGTGCCGACACTGATTCGTCGGTCAACGTGATCGATCCGCGTATGACCCGTGGGATCGTGTCGAAGTTGATCGTCGGAACGGACGCGGCCGGGTCGAACGCCTGAATGCAGCGGAGCGTTCCGGTGTGGTCGAACCATGGAGAGAAGTAGCCACCGGCGGTACACAGGTCCTTGAGGGCCGTTGCGCGGGATGTGCCAGCCGACCATCCGGCGTCGCTGATCTCCGAACACCCTGCGACCCGTGGCTCAATGATCGGTAGTCCGTCAAGGAGAGTTTTGATCACCTCGGAGATCAGGACGCCACCCGACGCGAACGAGTCAGGTAGTTTCTGGTCAATAATGAACATCTCGTCATAAAGGGATAGGGGCCGGATGACGCCCACCAACGCACCCGTCACCCCATCGGTCTGCACCGTCTGCACATCATCCGACGCGACATACCGCCCCATCGGATATTCAACACCCCCGACCACCATCGTCAACGCGATCCGGTCAACCAGCGGCCGGAAAATGGCAGCCTCCTCAGGAAACAACGTCAATCCCTGCAACCGGCGAGAAATCGTGGATGTCGTGTCGTGAGACAACGAAGGAGTTGCGCTCCGCGATGGGTGCAACTCGCCCCGGTACGCGCCGGTCGCACCATCTATTAAGTCGAACCGGTACGTCGTTGACCGTTGCCCAACTCCAGCGTCTAGATTCAACGCGCTCGCCTCAGTGATCATTATCTACCTCACCAGACGTTGATATTCCATGTATTTCCCTGCGCGTCAACGAACGATGTTGTCGTAGCTGTCTGTGCCGCGAAGTCCGGGCTCATAAGCGTAGTCGACGTCGCCGTGTCAATCACAATCATTTCCTGCACCACCGTTGACTCCAATGCAGAAACGTAAAATACCCCACCAGTGGAAGGGACTAATCCAGCCGGACCAGCAACAATGGTCCCATGAGTGGTCCACGTGACACCGTCGATAGATGAGTAGAAAGTGGCTTCTGAGAAACCGTAGCCAGTATCATGATCATACACACACCTAGCCCAGATAGGCTGACCAAATATAGGAGCTGGAATTGATAGTTCCTCTGAAAAGAATCCATCATCGCCCAACGATTGAAAATATGCCTCCGACCCATCATTGTTAGACATTCCAAATGCCCACCACGATTCTGGTGGCCCAACATAATAACGAAACACATAGAAACCCCAACCGACTCCACCTTGCAGCGCAATGAATTTCACCCGAATGTCGATGTCTTCGAGCGTTGCCAATGGGTCACACGAACTGATACTCCCATAGCGCTGAAGGTTCTGAGTAGACGCTAGACCTAGGAATGGGATTTCTATGTCATGCGCGTATGGAACTCCAGCTACCTCGGTGATTGTCACAGCAGACACCTGGTAATGCGTCGAACGACCATCCTGCCTACGTATCGATCCGGATGGCACGGATACATTAGCCAACCACCGGTTCGACAATTCGTCACGCACGCACACGTACGGGATAGCATCCCAGGCAAGATCACGCAATGACGTGAATCCACGGTCAAGGGTTCCGGTTGGAATACCAGCCTTATTCACCAGCAGGGTTCGGGTGAACGTCACCCCTCCCCGTTCGGTCGGACGAAGCGAAACTTGGTAGTCACGGCCGTACACCGGCTCTAACGATCCCTGCCCAGATTCAATGAAGTCGAACGACTCCTCCGCGTCCCCATGGATATGGACGTATGCCAGGTTCGCGGCAGGGTCCTCATTCGACGTGAACACCAACAGGCCAATCCCGACCCCGACCCCAGTGACACCGGGTGCCGGGATAGTCGACGTGACCTCCGCCGACCACGGTCCCTCGATCCCAGTTGTGTGAACCGTCCGAATCCGGTACGACGACATGACTCCGATCCGGGCCTCGTAGTCGTCCATCTCTCCAACATACGGATTCGTTATCTTCGCGATCGTCTCCCACACACCGATATCCATGGTCGTGTCGCGGCGCTGGATCTCGTAGTATGCCCATCCGGACACCATCGCCGTCAACACCGGATCCCAGGCCAGATGGTTGTAAACAATCCCGCTCGGAATTGTTGACACAGTGACTCCGCAATACTCGTCGATTACCGTCAACTCCTGTGTCGCCGTGGTAACCGCAAAGTTAGACACCACGGACATTTCCTGCGCCAGCGTAATCGATATGTCGAGTGGATAGTTCTCTGTGCCAATGAAGTTCGCCACCGCGCTCTCTCCGTGGTAGCCACCAACCGCACCAGACGAAGAGCCCGTAGTCGTGACCGTGTGGTTCGCCGTGGCTCCTAGAACCTCCCATATCAGCAGTTCTCCCGACCCCGTCCACAGTTGCCAGTAGGTGACACCACCGGCTCCTGTGAGGACAGCCACTGGTGATATCGCCACTGTGACCTTCTTCCACCCATCAACGATCTCGGGTAGGGCAAGCCATGTAGCGTAGTCGATCATCCCATCTGGGCCGAGAAATGTACCAGCACCATCAGTCTGGGATATATGCAATCCGCTGTTAACAGACGCGGACGCACGGGCGTAGAACGTTGCCCAAACGAATGTTCCAGCTGTATCGTTTGGAATTTGCTGCTCAGAGTAGAAATAACCACCGTCGTGCAATGCCTGCGGCATTTGTTGTTCGTACGTGTGGCATGCCGGATTGACATTTGCCGGTATCATCTCTGTCGCCCATAGGGTTGGGGACGCGTCGTACATAACGATAGCCGGATAGTCCGTTGTCTCCGAATACACCGGCATAGCGCCCTCGGCCGTTGGTTTCGTTATACGAACCCCGACTAGCCCAGGTATGTGCGGATCAACCGTGTTAATCAATGACAGTGGTATTGGAACCGGAGAAGAAACAGACATTGATCCAGAATACGCGCGAGATACCGTGATGGTATAACTATCACCTTTTGCCATGGATATGATGCTGATACCACCACCACCGGTATACGCCCATGGAGAATCTGCTGGCATTAATGGGCACCGATATGTGTACAGTCCCTCCTTGATATCCGCCCCACCGGAAAGATCCATACCACCTACCCCTACGAGGTGATAATTCTCCCGATACATGATTTGTAGACCAACATAATGGATATCGAAGTCACCAGACGCACCAACGCCAGTTTCGAAGAACACGGCCACATCGTCTGTCCCAGCACCAGACATCGCGTAAAGACCCGTGTCGTCATCCCCCTTGTACGACCACGGACCACGTAGATAGTCCGTGTTCGGATTGGTTCCTGAGTCCCAGAACTGTGATAGTTCCCCAAATCTAGATCGTTTCATAGTGGTAATCGATGACGATCCGGCCGGGCCGGTCACTAGATAATCCATGTACCTCTTGATCGGGCCTGCCTGCCGTTCCATTCCACACGACATTGTGTTCGTGGTCGCCGTTGCGAACGGGCCGGAGATCGAGTAGATCACGGACACGTCAACGATCTCAACGTGCCACAGATTTAGTACATCCGCGACGGTAGCGGAATCTGTGCCAAACCAGAACCGGGCTGTCTGCGACGCCCCGGTAAGCCTGACATACATCGGGTCGGACGGGTTCGCCACTGCGGCAGCTCGGTTCGCGGCACCACCACCAATCGACCCGCCGCTTCCGGCGGTACACGGAATGATCAATTTTTGGAGGGGTGTGCAGGTGTCCAACGGATCATGCCGATACAGCCGGCACACGACCTCGCTTCTTGACGCCAACCCCGGTGGCGGTTCGGTCGTGACGACGCTTAACCAGGTAACACCGTTGACGGCCGAGTAGAAGTCCTCGGTCGCGACGAATCGATACCCAACCTCCGACCCGGTGTCAATAACAGTCGACTCCTCGACCAGGGGAACGAACTGGTTCCCGATCACGAACGGCTTATAGGTGTCGTATATCGCCATCAGATGCTCCTTACCAACGTGGCCGTCTTCGACCGGTTCAGCTCGGCAGCGATTCCCTGCCCAACGGCTGCCCCAGTCGACGTTGCCTGCGCCGTGGTCGGCACGACCCCCTGGAATGAGACGTTGATCGACCCTGGCTGGAACACGATCGATGACCCACCGGATAGGTTCCCGGCTATCGGGGCGAGGCCTCCGGCGAGACCACCAGCTGGAGCTGTAAGTGCCGCGTCCGCAAGTCCCCACGCAGCTGCCCGAAGTTTCGGGACTCGTCCCTCCATCCCGGCAGCAACCATGGTAACGATCTTTCCACCGGCGATAGTCGGATCACCATTCCCAGACAGGGGGCCTTCCTTCGCTGGGCTGAACGGAAGGGCGTTTCGTATGGTTTGTGCTGCGTCAGATATTTTTGCCCTTAGTGCGCCAATACGTGACGAGATTCCATTAATTAGTCCATTTATTACATTTTGACCGGCACCATAGAGAAGTGAAGCCAGATTTCCAACAGCCCCAATAATCTGTCCAGGAAGCGCGCGCACAAAGCTGATCGCGGTGTTCAGCTTGTCTCTAATGGCGTTGACGACCATTTGGAAATAGCTAGAAATGCTATTGACAAACGATGTCAATAAACTCGCTGCTTGTACAATGTATCCGATTTGTGTCCGCACTGCTGTGACAATCGAATTGAAGATTGCCACAACAACGCCCCACAACCAGGTTAGAATGGCCGCGAATCCAGTTGCGAACGGACTAATTGCGTTAGTCCACAACCAAGTGAACATTTCTCCAATTGCAGATAGCACGGGTTGTATGACACCCCATAGCCATCCGAACAAGGCTCCCAGCGCCGTCAGGATCGGAGACGCTATAGAGTTCCAGATCCACATAAATATTCCAGCCACCAACATAAAGTTGAGTTTTAGGTTCGCCCACCAAAGTTGAACAACGGCCCACACGGCAGCGAAAGCCAGTTTCAAAAGATCAAAAACTACTGAGATTGTACCCGACCATACCGTCCACATTAGGTTTCCTATAGCCATGAATATGGGGCTGAATGTATTCCAGAACCACATGGCAATAGACACAACGACGCCAATAGCGGCACCTATAAACTTGAACACTGGCTGGATAATAGACGACCAAATCCAGGAAACTACCGCACCGATACCCTGGAACGCGGGAACAAACACCGACGACCACAGCCAAATAATCGCCGTACCAACCGCACCAAGAACTGTGCCAATCACATTGAACACGGGCTGAATAATCGACGACCAGAGCCATTGAATGACACCAGCGACTACCTGAATAGCCGAACCGATACCTGTAAACACTGGAACAATAATTGTCGACCACACCCATTTAATGATCGCACCAATTGCCGTGAACACAGTAGTAATCACAGCCCATAGCACCTTCACAATTGCAATAACGACAACCACTGCGGCAACAATGATTGCGCCAAGGACAACCCATACTGGTTTCATAGCGACAATAACATCCACAACAGTTTTGATAACCGCCACGATAGCCTTAAACGCCGGAATCAGTACGTTCACGACCACCCATGTCACGACGGCCGCAACGGCCTTCAATACCGCCATGAACGCCGACCACACCTGGAACGCCACGCTCCCGAACCACGTCACGACGGCCGCTGCCGCCCTCATCACCGTGTCTCCGTTCCCAGACCACCACGACCGAACCGCCACGGCCACCCGCGCGAACAGACCCATCAGAGATGTCAACGCAGGCTGCGCCGTACCCGTCCAGAAACCGGAGATCGCGGATCCCGCAGACTTGAACGAATTACCGATGGCCACGAGCGCGGGTTTGATAGCAGAGTTCCAAATGCGCATCACGGCAGCGCCCCAAGCGACGAATACCGGCTGCGCCTGCTGCCACAACCTGGAGATAGCGGCCCCGACGACCTTCGCGTTCGCGACAATCCAGTTGAACGCCGGAACGATCGCGTTCTGCCACATCCACATAGCAGCCGTGGCAACGGCCCGGAACGCCCGGTCGACAACGGCCCGGAACGCCTCGCACTTCTGATATGCGACCACGGCCGCGATGCCGAGGGCGACGATCGCGGCAATCACCCATCCGACAGGTCCGCTCAGTGCCGACAACCACGGAGCGACCTTCAGCGCCCATGTACCAAACTTCTTGAACGCCAGAATTCCTTCACCGATCGCTGTAGCCATGCGGCCAAACACGGCGAGGAACGGGCCAATAGCCGCAGCGACGATCGCGACAACAGTCATGATCTTCAGGAACGTTGGAGACAACTTCGACGCGTTCATGGTCAACTCGGTTAGTTTGTCAGTCAATGCTGTCATCCACCCGAGCAGACCAGCGTCCCCAACAGCGATCATCAGTCCCTCGGCCGCAGACGTCAGTTCGTCCATCGACCCGTTGAAACCAGCCATCTGGGTCGTCGCCACCTTTTGCGCAGTTCCCCCAGCATTCTGCAACTCCAACGTCAATTGGCCTAACGCAGTCGACCCCTGGGAGACGAGGGCCTGCATGGCCGGCCCAGCCTCCAACCCAAAGATCGTCATCATATCTGCGGTGTCAGCACCGCTCTTCTCCAACTGACGCACAATATCGATCAATGGAAGAAGTTTCCCCGATGAGTCGACAACGGCCACACCAAGAGCTTTGAGTGTAGTTCCAATTTCACCCGTTGGTTTCAACAACCGGCTTATCGCCCCACGTAGCGCGGTACCAGCCTCACTACCCTTGATACCCGCGTTTCCCATCAACCCAATTGCGGCGGACAATTCCGTGAACGACACACCGGCTGACGATGCTACCGGACCAACGTATTTGAACGTCTCACCCAGGTCTTTCAGTGACGTCGCTGTAGATAGGAACGCGCGTGCGAGTATGTCATTGACCCAACCAATCTTCGACGTCTTAAGCCCATACCCGTTGAGTATGTTTCCGGCTATCTCCGCAGCCTCTGCCAAACTAACCGATCCTGCGGCAGCCATATCAAGCACACCGGGAAGCGCGGACATAATCTCGGTGGTGTCGAATCCGGCCGTAGCCAACTCGTTCATCGCGTACGCTGCCTCGGACGCGCTAAACGCAGTCGTAGAACCAAGGTCAATCGCCAGGTTGCGGAGATTCGTGAACTCTTTCCCGCTAGACTCCGTCGCGGCCTTGACTTTATTCATCGCTTTTTCGAAATTTCCGGCAGCGTTCATGGTCGCTACCCCGGCGATGGCGACGGGTAGGCTAATCGCCGTCGACATCTGATCACCAACGTTCGACATCTCGCGACCAGCGGTCGCGAACGATGCGGCCATGGACTTCCCAGCCGTAGACGAACGTTTGGAGATCGTTTCAAACGTCTCCCCGGCCTGGTTCCCCAGCCGTTTTAGCTCCTGGTTCGCCGCGTTGACCCCATCACGGACGCCGTTCGAGATTTGGTCTGAAACCCCGGTCATGTCGATACGGACCCCACGGAGCGCAGCGTTCAAGTCCCGCTGGAACGTCGCGGCGAATTTCGAGAAGTCCGCTAGGACCTCAACTGACGCCTGACCAGATCTCGCCATGATCGAATCATGCTCCGACTCGGCACCAATAGGGAAGATCCGGGTATCGTCATTCCGTGGTCATGACAACGCTAGTCGACCTAAGCGCGGCGCAGATCATCCGCGACCGATCCGGGACGGTCACAATCAACGACCCCGGTTCGCCATTCCTCGTTCGAGCCCGGGTCGACACAACAACCGAGCCGGCCCGGATCGTAGAACTGACAGTTGTCGCCCGTCACCCATCTGGGCGTATCAGTTCCGCTTGCCTGGCCCGTCTTCCACTTGTCCAGATCAGACACGTGGTAGCCACCGGCGCGCATCCGAACGACGTGCTATGGCACGCAGGGGCGACCCCGAAACCGGTCGGTGTCCGGTCATGGGACAGGAATCACTGGGACGAGGTCCTCGACGTTCATGACTGGGCGGTAGCCACCGGACGACCAGGGGGCGGCCCCCAGGCGGTAGCCGACATGTGGCACGTCGCCCGTAACCCAACCGTCTATCGCTGGTTGAAACGGGCCGTGGCCGTAACCGGCCGGCCGGGGGCGGCTCCCAGGCGGTAGTCGGCCGGCCGGGGGCGGCTCCCAGGCGGTAGTCGGCCGGCCGGGGGCGGCTCCCAGGCGGTAG